GGCAACCAATACCGGAGATCGGTCAGCGGCAACCAATACCGGAGATCAGTCAGCGGCAACCAATACCGGAGATCGGTCAGCGGCAACCAATACCGGAAATTGGTCAGCGGCAACCAATACCGGAGATCAGTCAGCGGCAATTGTAGAAGGAAAAGAAAGTATTGCATTAGCTACAGGAATTAATTCAAAAGCTAAAGGAAAAATTGGATGTTTTATTGTTTTATCAGAGTGGAAAGAGATCAATTATGAATATCATATTGTAGATGTTAAATCCGAAAAAGTAGATGGGAAAAATATCAAGGAAGATACTTTCTATACGCTGAAAGATGGAACATTTGTAGAAGCAGATTAAGTTGCCCTGGAAGGTGCGGACACACCAACCAGGACGGTATCTAACTAAGAATGAGTTAGTTAAATACAGGATTATTATATCACAACCTCCTGTATTTGACAAACAAAAATATAACAGGAGGATTTTTTATGCAAAAAAATGGCGAAAATCAGCCACTTTCCAGCGAAATCATTGCTGATCTGGAAGAAAAGTTGATGGCAAGAAATATAATTATCGCTATTCTGGCAGCTGCACTTGCAGTAACCACATCCAGAAGAAAGTGAGGAAAAAATGAAAGAGGTGGTAAAGACAATAGGAGAAATATTTGTAGGAATAGGGATGTTTACAGTAATCTTCTCAATCACATGGATACTTACATCATTTGATATTATCGGGGTGTTCTTCGTATCAACAGTCTTATTCTCAATGGTTTTTCTTCCTATTATATTAGAAATGGAGGAGAAGTAAATGCAAAGATTAAATAAAGTAAGATTATCCGGAAGAGCCGGGGAAATAGTATTTAGCCACGAACATTACGGAAGATACTATTACAAATTCATGCTGACAGTTATTCGTAAAAGCGGTGCAGTAGATATGTTTCCAATCGTTATAGAAGATTCCATTGTACGTGACAATGATTATAACGGAAAAGAAGTTGTGGTAACAGGAGCAATCAGGAGCATGGACACTTCTAAAAATCCAAATAAGCACCACAATGTTAATTATATCGCAGCTGATGAAGTGGAAATCCTGGATGAACAGGTTCCGGATGGCGACATAAACGAAGTAGAGTTTGTTGCCAGAAGTTGCACGAAAGAGCCATATGCAAAACTTACACCAGTAACGCACAGGAAAGTTTCAAATCTTTTCGTGGCAATTCCAAGGGATTTTTCGGAAAGAACCGACTTTACTCGCTGCACTTTATGGGGAAAAGGTGCTGATCTGGCGGTAGACGTTAAAAGGAATGATTACATTAAAGTAACTGGCAGGTTAATGAGCCGTGATGTTTATGTTAATGGGGAAGAAACGGAAAGTGTATATGAGATTTCCGTAAAAGAAATGGAGAAATTGGAGGATGAAGAATAATAAGAATGAAGTTCAGATATATGGCGTAATAATGGATATTCAGCCAGGAACGTTTTTTAAGGACGGAGAAAAGTTTGTAAGATTTTATATTGGTGCAAAGCGTACCAGTGGAAATGTGGATTTGCTTCCAGTAATTGTTGAAGAAAAGCAGACGGAAGGTTTAAAGATTGGAAAACACGTCTATGTTGAAGGAAGATACAGTTCTTCTAACAAATATGAAAGTGGAAAGTTACATTTGATTCTTGAAATAAAAGCGGAAACAATTTGGTGTGGAAATGGTGATGGGAGCGCAGAAGGGGAAAACAAAATCATTCTGGAAGGTTATCTTTGCAAACCACCTATTTACCGCAGAACACCAAGCGGAAAAGAAATCTGTGATTTGATGATTGCTTGCAATGAATATGACTTGCGAAGAACAGATTATATACCATGTATCGCATGGTGGAATGAAGCCAGAGAAGCTGCTGATTTCAAGGTTGGAGATTTCGTAAAAATAATCGGAAGAATCCAGAGCCGGATTTATCATAAAAAATTATCTGGTGATGAAGTGGAGCTTAGAACTGCATATGAGGTATCAATAGGGAGGATAATCGAGCATGAAAGTGGAAGTAAAAAAAATTTACTTGGAGAATTACAAGAAGTTTCCAAGTAAGTCTGTAGATTTGTTTCCGAGAACAGAGATTTCTGGCAGAAACAGAGAAGGAAAATCCACATTGCAGGACGCATATTTGGACGTTCTGACAGGAAAGATGGCAAATGGCACAGAACCGACTTCTATTCGCAGAAAAGAAAATGGCGTGGAAGTGCCAAAGGTTGATGTTGTAAGAGAGCTTACACTTGCGATTGATGGGAAAGAAAAAGTGATCCGAAAAATCACAAAGCAGAAATGGAGAAAACCAAGAGGACAGTCCGAAGAGGTATTCGATGGAAATGAAACTTCTTATGAAATTGACGGATTCCCGGCTAAATCAAAGGATTATACCGAGTTCATTCAGTCAATAGCAGAACCTTCAACGCTTCTGATGTGCAGTAATCCAAAACCATTTCTGGACACATTGCAGAAGTCAACCGCAGAATCCAGGAAGGTTTTGGAAAAAATGTCTGGTTTTGATATTGCGCAGTTTATGGAAGAAAATCCACAGTATGCACATGTAGAAGAAATTACAAAGGGGCATTCCGTAGAGGATACATTAAAAAAACTGCGAAAAGAACTGAACGTGCAGAAGAAAAAGTTTGATGCAAAAAATACAGAGATTGCTTACGAAACCAATCGGACTGTTGAAGCAGAAGATACTTCTTCCCTGGAATCCAAAAAACAGGAGCTTAATGCGGACCTTTCCAAACTGGAAGAACAGGAACAGATTCTTGAAGATTCAGCAAAGGGCTATGACAGTATTTCGTATGAAATCTGTGGTTTGAAATCTTCCAGGGATGGTCTGGTTAGCAAAGCGAATGAATGGTTAAGAGCCAGACAAAAATTCATTTCTGATACAGTTTCCGAACTTAGGTTAAAAAAATCAGAAAAGGAATCAAGCATTCGTATTATTGGAATGGAACTGGATAACCACATAAGGGAAGCACAACAAGCAAAAGCTGACTTGGATAGAGCCAGACAGGACTATCCAAGAATCAAAGAAATGGAGTGGGATGATTCTGAACTGAAAGCTATTGAATCCGAAGCATTCAGCGATTCTGATACCGTTTGCCCGACTTGTGGACAGCAACTGCCAGAAGAACAAGTTTCCAAACTTAAATATTCATTTGAAGAAAAAAAGAAAGCCAGAATTGAAACTGAATTAACCAAAAAGAAAAATTGGGAATCAGCAAAGCAGAACCAGTTAAAAGGAACTTGTGATCTTGGAAATTCTGCTTCTGCAAAATTAAAGAAAACTAACGAGGAAATCAGCAAATTACAGTCAGAAATCGGCGTAGCACAGGATGAAGTTACTGAACTCACTAAACAGATTGAGGAAGAACAGTCCAAATTTACGGAGCTTCCAGAATCTGTAGATATGACAAATGATGAAGAATATCTTGCGGTTACAGCGAGAATTGCAGAACTTGAAGAGAAACTGAAATCATTTGATGATGTTCCTGGAAAGAAACAGGAATTGAGAATGCAGATCAGCAATGTTATGAAACAGATTTCCAATGTGAATGCAGACATTAAGATTGCACAGGCAGCAGTCACAGAGAAAGAAAAGCGAGTAGCCGAACTGAATGAGGAACTGAAAAACCTTGGACAAGTTCAAGTTGATATTGAAAAGAACATTGACACCGTTCTTAACTTCTCAATTCAGAAGAATAAGGCACTGGCTGAGAAAATCAATCCATTTTTCCATCATTTTCAGTTCAGTTTCCTTGATTACACGATTGAGGGAAATCCAGTGGAGACTTGCAAGATGATCTGTAATGGAATCGACTACAATAGCGGATTGAATCATTCCGACAAAATTCTTTGCGAGGTTGATTTACTAAATGGATTACAGGAAATGAATGGGCTGAATCTTCCGCTTTGGATTGATGATTCTGAGAGCATTGACAAAAGCAGGATACCTATGTTAGACAGGCAGATGATTGTGCTAAGAGTGACAGATGGGGATTTGAAAGTAATCTGACAAACAGGAGGGGAAAATGCTAACAGCAACATGGGGAAAACATTTTTTCAAGGCAGATGCTACAAAATGTGCATCTGAAATCATGGAAATTTGCGATCAGATGGAATCGGCTACACCACAGCAGATTCTTGAGAAAGCGAGGGACGAAAGTACAGAATTACATAAATGCTTCACATGGGATGATTCCATAGCAGCTGAAAAATACAGAATCCACGAAGCCAGACTGATTGTTTGTCAGTTAAAAATCGTGGAACAGGATATTGATAATAAGCAAAAACCGACAGCAATTCGAGTGTTTTACAAGACAGATGGAAAAAGCGGATACAAGCCAACACAGCTTATTTTGAAACAGCCAGATGAATACGAAGCACTTTTAGAACGTTGCCGGAATGAACTTTTGTCAGTGAAACAGAAATACCAGAATATTTCTGAATATGAAGAGGTTTGGGAATTGATTAGTTAAACATGAATGCCGCTATTGTACTGATATGCCTACAAGAGTAGGAAGAAATCAAACTATATTATGGCACATTATATTGCTAAATAGGACAATACATAATATCAAATAGCACAGCAAAACACCTTATTCTTGCTGGCTTATGAGTGCAGTAGCGGCGAAATTCCTACGTTTATATGCCTGTAAAACAGGAAGAAATTACAGAATAGCACAATATGAAACACGAAACTATAAAACAATAAAGCACTATAATTACCTATTTTACAGGTTTATGAGCGTAGGAAACCACAGCATTTATCAGTCTGCATAAGTAGAAGGACAGAAAACCGCATAATAGTACAATAAAGAACAAAACATTATAACCCAGTATACCGTTTGCTTATGCAGAGTGACAAGTGTTGTGAACACTTACTATAGGACAAAAAAACATAGAACAGGAAATAATAGCATACTACAAAACAATACAACACAACACTTCAACGGAGGACTGTTTTATAGGCGGTATAACCGTCATAACAGAACACTACAGCATAACACAACGCAAGACAAAACACTACAGCACAAGACAATATGACTTTTATATCGTCTGCAAAGCAGCCCTCCGAAATTGAATATTGGGTAGGTGACATGAAAATGTTACCAGGACAAAAAACGATACCATAGGGCAATATAGAATAGGATACTACATGATATTATAGCATATTTCACGTTACCTACCGAGTGTTCAACTCAACCAAATGTATTTAGTTGGCAGTAGAAACTGTCATAATAGGAAACCATAAAATCTTATATGTGAGAACAAAATAATACAGTAAACAATAGCACAACACAAGACAAGCTTTCTACTGCTTGCTAAGTACATTTGGAGTTTGCACAAAGATTCAAGCGGATTAGTTTCGCAGAACAGAACACAACATGACAGTATAAAACATTACATTACAGCATAGCGTTACTAATCTGTTTGAGTGTTTGCGCAAACAAAAACTATAAATTAAATCATTTGTTTTAGGAGGAAAGCAACATGGCAAAAGCAAAGAAATATTCATTTACAATTGAAACTTTATCAACAACAACTTTAAAAATGGAGCTGATTGGAGATACACCTCTCATTCTTCATGCAAAAAGCAGATATTACGAGATGTCAGAGTGTTGGAAACAGAACCATGACAAAGGATCTAAAATGCCAGAAATCTATAGCCAGGGGAAAAATTTATGGGAGGGATTGATTACAGGTATTCATTGGGAAAAACCAATTGAATATCATGACGAAAATATTATGTTATACACAGAGGAAGAATGGAAACATTATATGGAAACCAACCGTCCGTGTATTTTGGCACAGGCATTTAAGAAATCATTCAAAGAAAGTTTTGTAACATTCTTAAAGGAAAGCACTGGAAAGAATGGAACAGATATCACAAGAGCATTATCAGTTGATGAATTTATACACCCTATTAAATTTGCTTCAGTATATATTGAAAGTTCAATTGTCCCAACTAAAGGGGTAGGAGGCTCTTCAGTTGTTTGCAATGCAAATGTATTTGAAAACTGGTCGACAGAAATTACTATATCTTGTCCAGACGCAGTTTTCCCAGTTGAGACAATTATTCAACTCATTGAAACAACTGGAAAATACATTGGAATTGGATCTCAGAGAGCAAACGGATACGGCAGATATCACATCAACCCGGACAATGTAACAATCATTTAATTAGGTAGCTATCGGTGGTATATGAATCCGGGTGAATGCCCGGAAAGTATAGTAAAAGCCAGAACAGAATAGCACATTATATGAAACTAAAGCATATTCATTCTGTTTCATATGCCACTGGGAAAATATAAATGAAAGGAAAAAGTAAATGGCAGTTCAAAGAAACCCATGTAGATACTGCGCCAGTTCTTATTATGATAAACGAACTAAACATAGGATTCCGGCATTGAAACCAGAATGCAGTAGTTGTGAATGGAGAAAAGAACATAAATATTATTTGCAGTCTAAAAGACAATTTATTCCAGGTGAACCGATTACCGACTTGAATACATTATCTGAGCAAGAATGGGTATTATTGTATGGTCACACCAAACACATTGAAGTTATAAAAAGCATGACTTTAAGAACAGTATTAATGTTACTTAAAAAAGGAGAATTTTGCAAAGCAATAAAGAGAGAAAAGGAGAATTGATATGGCAGGAAAAACACAGTTAGCAACAACAGGAGAACAACAGGCGGCAATTGTAATCAACAACTCATTCATTGATGGATTGGTTAAGCAGCTTGAAAAAAAATGCGAATATGGTCTTTCGTTCCCAAAAGACTACAACCTAAGCAATGCACTGATGGGAGCGTATTTAACTCTGAAAGAGACAAAAGATAAAAATAATAAACCAATTCTGGAATCTTGCACATCCACAAGCATTGCAAATAGCCTTATGAACATGGCAACACTTGGTCTTTCGGTGCAGAAAAAGCAGGGCTATTTTATTAGTTATGGCAGTCAGTGCCAGTTCCAGAGGTCTTACTTCGGAAACATTACAATAGCCAGAAGATACGGAATGAAAGATATTCACGCCGAGATCATCTACCAAGGAGATAAGTTCAAATACCACATTGAAGATGGAAACAAGGTACTGGATTCCCACGAACAGGATTTTATGAATATTGATAATGATAAAATCCTTGGCGCATATGCAGTAGTTCAGATGGAAGATGGAACAAAATACCTGGAAGTTATGAATATGAAGCAGATCAAACAATCTTGGTTACAGGGCTATGGGTACAAAGAAAACGGCAATGGAACACACCAGAAGTTTACCGATCAAATGGCAAAGAAAACAGTTATCAATCGTGCATTAAAGCAGATTATCAACAGCCACGGTGATGTTTTTGTACAGGAAGCTGACGAGAATACAGAGGATATTCCAAAACAGGATATTATTGAACAAGACGTTGCTTATGAAATTAGTGAGAACGCAAACACAGAAGAATTCATTCCACAACCAGAAGTAATCGAAGAAAAGCCAAAGCAGCCAACCGTAGCCGAAACCGTAAAAACAACAGAGAAAGAACCAGTTCCGGCAGCAGAGCCAGTGGAAACAGAAATTCCGTCATTTATGAGCCAGGAGGAAATGTAGGATGGAAGCTTCCACAATTGTGCTTATTATTTTGCTTTCAATAGCACTTTTGGGATGGATAGTAACTTTTATTCGAAAAAATGAATACAATCGAACCAATTTAATTATTCTTTTAAATGTTATTATATTTGTGGTGCTCATTATAATCCGACTTACAATGTAAAAGGAGAGCCAAAATGAAGCATAAATGTATTAAGACAGCAGTATTAATCACAGGGATTACAGCAATTACAATGTTTAGTGGTTGTTCTTCCTGTAGCAGATCATTAAAATCACTGTCCAGTGATATTGACGGTGGTTTGAACCGTACCGTAACTGTTTACGATTACAACGGCGGTAAAATCAAGTCCTGGTCTGGGAAGTTCGATGTTTCCGAATCCGAAAATGAAGTTTACTTTGATGATTCGGACGGAAAGAGAGTTATTATCCATGGCGGTATTGTAGTGAATGAGGAAAACTAGGAGGGATAATAGTTATGAATGAAATTTTAAAGAAAGCAAAAGAACGGGTTGAACTTTTAGAGAAGCAGGAGAAAAGTGGGAAAATCAAATTATCAGAGTTGAACCCTGGTGATGTATTCCAAACTACAGGTAAAAGAAAATACAAAGTGTTGGAACAGTATGAAAATACCACCAAGATAGTTTCTTTTGACCTTGTAAAAGAAAATGTAAAATTCGGGGATAATGCAGATTATTTAGAGTCTGAATTAAAAGAACTTTGTGACACGGAAATTTTAGCGAATTTTGAAGAGGAATTTGGTGCGGAGAATATTGAAACACATGAAGCAGATCTTATTACGGTCGACGGTCAGAATACAGGCGTTTCGGTGAAATGTAAAATCAGACCTCTTACATTTGATGAAGCAAGAAAATATACGGAATTAACTCCGAACAAAAAACTTAATGACTGGTATTGGACATGTACATCTTGGTCAACAAAAGAACGCGGATGGAGTAGCGTTGCCGTTGTTTCCTCCTCGGGTGGCGTCTGCGACAGTGGCTGCGACGATGACATCGGTGTTCGCCCAGTTTGTATCTTAAAATCTAATCTCTTTGTATCTAAAGTGGAGGAATAAAAATGAAAAAAGATTTGAAATATTTTGAGACAGAAATAAAAAGAATTACAGAGGAATTCGAGGATTACAAAAAGAAACACATGGGCACTCCGAAACCCGGGAAAGTGGTTGAAATTTCCGGTATGGAATGGATAATACTGGACAAGCTTCCGGATGGATATTTTGCAATTTTAAATAGTTTTTATGGTAAAACAAGAATGTTTGATTCAGATTCCAGCAATTGGAAAGAAAGTTCTTTAAGAGAAGAATTAAACACATCATTTTTAGAAAAAATTAATACGCCTTTCGATGGAAATGCAGTTGTTGAATTTGACCGTAACCTGTTGGCATTGGACGGGCAGACTGAATATGGAACTTGTAGAGATAAGATTTCACTTTTAACCGTGGATGAATACAGAAAATACAGGAAATATTTGCCAAATATGGATAAATGGTGGTGGCTTATTACACCATGGAGTACACCTTACAATGATTATTTTAAGAGCGGAGTCGTTGTTTCCTCCTCGGGTAACGTCCACGGCAATGTCTGCAACTATGACTACGGTGTTCGCCCAGTTTGTATCTTTTCCTCTTCAATCTTTGAATCAGACGAGGATTAATAATGGCAAATGAAGATTTACAGGTGATAATAAAAGCCAAGCAGTTAGCAAAGCACACGCTTATAGTAACCAGTAACGCGAGGAGATATCCTAAGAAATTCAGATTTTCTTTAGTTGATAAAATGCAGAACAAATCGCTCGAAATACACGCTAAGCTCTTTGAAGCCAATCGAACAGATTTGAAAGATTATAAGAGAGAAAGGCTAGAATTACAGACAAAAGCAATTACATATTGTGATGAACTTCTCTTTTATATAGAGCTTTCATACGAGCTTAATATCATTAATTCGGGAAGTATGGAGACATGGTCGAAAATGGTTACAGATATTAAGCATATGGCGATTGCTTGGAGAACAAAAGACAGAAACAGATGATTTTTATAGGTTATGCGTTGTAGAGCCGTTGTTTCCTCCTCGGGTAACGTCAACAACAATAACTGCAACAATGACAACGGTGTTCGCCCAACCTGTATCACAGGCAGACAGAGTAAGCAGAAAGCTGAAATCCGAATAGATACAAGCAAATGCATAACCTTTCCGCAATGGATAAATATAAAGGAACAAAATAAATGGATAAAGAAATTGTGGCAAATTTTGAAAACTTGTATTCATCTTACAAACGAGTTAAGGCAGATAAGAAATTCAATTCCGGCACTGCCAGGTTTTCTATTATGGCGTTGGAAGGAATCCAAACATTGAAGGAACAATTGGAAAATCAAACGTATTCCATAGCACCGTATAATAAATTCAAAATATATGAGCCGAAAGAACGCATCATAGAATCGTGTTCTTTCAAAGACAAGACGGTACAGAGATGCTTTTCAGACTACATTCTTACGCCGAAATTAAATAATATTTTTATAAAATGGAACACAGCAGGACAAATCGGAAAAGGTCATTATATGGCAATGGATGGTCTGCGAGATCATATGTTGGAATTTTACAGTAAAAATGGTTTAAATGGCTGGATTGTAAAATGCGATATTCGTAAATATTTTTACAGCATAGATCATGAAATCATGAAAGACGTGGTGGATTACTATTTTGATGATGAATTTACAGTATGGTTAAATCATCTATTTATTGACAGCGCCGAAAATCCAGGACTTCCACTTGGAAATCAAGTTAATCAGAAATACGCTTTACTGTTACTGCATTCGTTGGATCAAATGATAACAATTGAATACGGAATACAGCATTACGGAAGGTATAATGATGATTTCTATGTGATTTGTAAAAGTAAAGAAGAAGCCAGAGAAATACTTGAAGCTATCCGGATTATGACCGAAAGCCTTAAAATAAAATTGAATACTAAATCACAGATTGTGCCATTTAGAATGGGATTGTGCTATCTTGGCTTTCACCATTATGTAACCTCCGATGGGAAATATATTAGAAAACTTCGAGGAGATAAAAAAAGAAAAACACACAGGAAGATTCGAAATTGGATTAGAGCTGTGAATAATGGCGAAATGACAGAAGAAAAATTTCAAGAAAAATATAATGCGTGTAAAAACAATATGCTGCATGGGAATTGTATTAAATTATGCCACAGCATGGATTTGGATGTTAAGAAAAGAATGAAAAGAGGTGATGAAAAATGTTCATGCGAGTAGTAAACACAGGGAGTACCCACGGAAACTGCTATGTTTTGAAATCCAACAGCGGAGAAATGCTTCTTCTGGACTGCGGATGCAGATACAAAGATATTTTAAAAGCTATTGATTACAGAATAAGTGATGTTTCGGGCGTGCTTCTTACCCATGAACACGGTGATCACCGTGAATCATTTAAAAATCTGATGAATTTAGGCATTCAGATTTACACCAATGATGAAACTGTAGAGCATCTGCAAATCATCACTGGTGAGCTAATGAAAGGAGTTCCAGAGAAAAGACCGTTCCGGGTTGGCTCGTTCACTGTAATACCGTTCTATTTACCGCATACTACAAGGGATAAGGACACAGGGCAACTTATTCCATGTTTCAATTATGGGTACATCGTGGAACATGAAGAAATGGGAAAGTTGTTGTACATGACTGACTTTGAATACTGCAAGTACAACTTCAAGGCAATGCGATTGAACCACTTAGTTATTGAATGTAACTATTGTGGAGAATTAGTTGACAAAACAGCTGAAAATTACACGCACAGGCTTAAAGGGCATTGTTCCCTAGATACTTGCAAAAGCTTAGTAAATACGAATCATACGGCAGCATTACGGACGGTAACATTGGTGCATTTGAGTGATGAAGCAGCTGACCCGGAACAGATTTTGAAAGAGATAAAAGAAGCAGTTGTTTGGGATGATGCACTCGTTCAGATTGCAACGCCTAGACTGGAAATTAAATTGGATTTATGTCCGTTCTGAAAGGAGAAATAGATGGCAACAATTGGTTTGAAAGATTGGAAAGAAGTAACAAAAGGAATTTATGTAAATCCAATTTCTGAAAATGCAGCTTATGAAATTCATATTAAATACTGGGACATGAAAACAGATATTCTTTCTGCAAATGCCGAACTTTATATAGTGAGAGATTGGCATGAAAAAGACGGAAGAAACATCAGAGAAAGAGAAATACTGCTTGATTATGCATCTGTTATGGATTGTATTTGGAAAGCAGTTGAAGATGATAAGGAAAACAATTCGACTGAATGATTGAAAGGAGAATGATTATTAATGAAAATCTTCTTAAAAACACTTGATAAACTGAAAAAGTCAGAACCTTCTGAACAGGAATGCAAGTACGACAAAGGCTGGAATGATGCAATCAAGAAAGTTGAAGAACTGATTTGTTCCTACAGCTCTGCGGATATGTGGATTCCAACAGATTTAAAGTTACCGCCAGAACCAAACAAGGAAGAACCACAGGGAGATTGGAAAGAATATGCGGTTACAATTAAGGGAGCTGTTCTTCCAACAAGTCTTACATATTTAGGGAACGGTAAATGGGGAAGCGTAGAGGCATATGGCTTTGCATATTACCCAGTCATTGCATGGCAGCCAATGCCACCAGCTTACAAACCAGGGAGGTAACACCATTGGAAATTACAATCGGAATTTGTGCAGAGGAAATCAAAGAAATCCTTGTTGAGCACATCAAGACAAAAGGATTTGACGTAACAGAAGATGATATTTCCTTTGTTATCGGGAAAGAAGAAATTGTAACAGGGAATACAAAGAAAATAAAACACGCACTTATCAGATGCGACATTCAGATTGAGAGGTGATAAATTGTGAATATTGTTATTCTTTCTGGAAGATTAACTGCTGATCCAGATATCAGAATGGGAACAAATGACACCAAAATTGCAAGATACATTTTGGCTGTTGAAAGAAGAGTAAAAAAGAACACGGAAAGAAAATCAGACTTTATTGCTTGCGTATGCCTTGGGAAAAATGCAGAATTTGCAGAGAAATATCTTAAAAAAGGCACGAAAGTAAATGTGCGTGGAGAATGGCAGACTGGAAGCTATACGAACAAAAGCGGTGAAAAAGTCTACTCAAATGATTGCCTTGTTGCAGAACATGAATTTGCAGAAAGAAAAAGCCAGTCACCACAGACACAGGAAACAGACACACGACCAGTACCACCGCCAGAACCTAGCTTCATGGATGTGCCGGATTTAGGCGGTATGGAAGATGAATTTCCGTTTAGTTAAGGAGGAGTGATAAATAAATGGAACCAGTTTTAGAAACTAAATTCGAGTATAAAGGTTACCAATGTGTAGTCCTGTTTATGCCCGGAGCATACAGATGCGGATATGTTGGAATACCTAACAGCCATAAGCTGGCAAAGAAAAGTGTTGATGATTTAGGTTATCTTTACTGCCATGGTGGAGTTACTTATTCAGAACCATTTCTACACGATTGTGACGATGATGATACATGGTGGATTGGATTTGACTGTGCTCATTGTTTCGATGGTTATGATATTGAGACAGCAGAACAGTATTTCGGAGAAGAACCAGACTTCAAAAAAATGCTTAAAATAATGGGAGATTGCTGGCGAGAATTAAATAAAGATCCAGATTGCAAAATTCGTTCACTTGCCTATGTTAAAAATGAATGCAAGAAACTCATTGACCAGATTGAAAAAGGGTGATTCCGGTTGGATTATAAAAAACTTAGACAGGCAAAAGCTATTGAAGCAACGAACCGAAAAAGGCTTCTGAAAATCAATCCGAAGCTTGATGATGGCAGTGGAATTTATTTTTTAACCAGAACTGATGAAAACGAAATCCCATACTTTTATATAGGGCAAGCGGTACATGTAATTCAACGGATGTGTTCTCATCTTACTGGGTATCAGCACATTGATTTATCAATAAAGAAGAGAGGATTTTACAGTAAAGAAAATCCATATGGGTGGAAAATAAATTTTATCCATTATCCAGTAGAACAGCTTGATAATATGGAACAGTATTGGATATTGGAATACACAAAAAAGGGGTACCAATGCCGATACAATAAAACATCTGGAAGCCAAGGAGAAGGAAAAGAAAAAATAAATGAATTTCGCCCAGCAAAAGGTTATAGAGATGGACTTCAACAAGGCAAGAAAACACTTGCAAGAGAGTTGAAGCACATTATTGATACTCACTTAAACGTATCAATCAGACCAGAAAAAGCAAATAATAAAGTATCTATTAAGGCGTTGGAAAAATTCAACGACTTACTCAATGAAGAAAACTATCACTGATTCTAACACACCAGTAGTTCTACTGGCTAAATTCCAAAGATAAAAAATAAAAAATGAATAGAGGTGAGTTTTGTGTCAGAAAACACAAACGAATGCGTAATTGAATGGATTTCCGGGAGGGATTATGTAGGACTTACTGCTAAGAATGGCAGTACCTGGAAGAACAGATGCGAGGAATTAGAAAAGGAATTTCCAGATGATGTGAAAATTCTTGCCAGAAATAATGATGGATCTATTTTCGCTCACTTACCATATTCCTACATTAAAATCAATCCACCAAGAAAATATTCCGATGAAACGAAGAAGAAAGCTGCGGAAAGATTAAATAAAATGCGTGCAGGAAAAAGCAATACTGCGGAAGAAGAGCCGTTTTGCGTATGAATTACCGTCAGAGGAAATATAATGAGGGACAATCTGCCAGAAATGATATTTACAGATTTCTTGTCAAGTATTTTGAGAAACACGGATATATGCCTTCTTATGAAGAAATTATGGATGGAACAGACCTTACAAAGTGTACCGTCCAGAGACATATGCGGCAATTGGAGATGGATTCTCTGATTGCCACAGAACATCCGGGAATATCGAGAGCATACCGTTTGACGGAATACAGATACGAAAGGAAAAAATATGGGAAGCAAATTAAAGATGAAAGCACCAAAGAAAAATAGGGTGTTGGAATGTGACAATCAGATGTCGCAGGCATTCGCCAGAGCCATGCAGAATTCACGTAAAGAGCTGGAAGTCATGCAAGATCAAGCCTATAACGATGGCTTCAATACTGGTGATGACTGGGCGAATACAATCAATTCCGTGACTACGATGTTGGCATTAAGAAAGCTGCATGGATTTTCAACCAAAAGACTTTTGGATGTAATCAATTGTGCAAATGATTTTGTGGGACAAGCGAACCGTGGCGAAAGAAGCTTTATGAGCATGATTGAAGAGTTGGAATCTGAAACAGATGTACGGATTCCAGATTTGAATAAAGAATTGGTCAGAAGATTTGGAGTGTAAATATTATGAATTTAGAACAAAAAGCAATTGAGAGAATTCGACTTGCATCTGATCTCTCGTTGAAACATTATGGAAAGCCACTTGTATGTACATATTCCGGCGGGAAAGATTCTGACGTGATGTTAGAACTCTTTCGTAGGGGGGCATACCATTTGAGGTACACAATAGTCACACCACGGCAGATGCACCGCAAACTGTGCGGCACATACGAAAAGTATTTAAAAGTCTGGAAGAAAAAGGAATTAAATGCGAAATAGAAATGCCGAAATATAAAGGCGAACATATCACGATGTGGAAATTAATTCCATTAAAACTTATGCCACCAACAAGACAAGTTCGCTACTGCTGTCAAGTCCTTAAGGAAACAGGGTGCGCAAATAGGTATATTGCTACTGGTGTGAGATGGGCTGAAAGCAGGCAAAGAAAAGAAAGAGAAGAATTTGAAAAAATCGGCAAAACAAAGGCAACTAAAGAAAAATTCACATCAATTATGCTAATGAATGACAACGACGCCAATCGCAGAATGAATGAACTTTGTATGCAAAAAAACAAAATGGTTGTCAATCCAATCATTGACTGGAAAGATTCTGATATATGGGAGTTTATTCATTCAGAGCATATAGAAACCTGTGATTTGTACAAATGCGGATATGATCGTGTTGGCTGTATCGGCTGTCCGATAGCTGGAAATAAAAGGTACAAAGAATTTGCAGATTTTCCTAAGTACAAACAGTCTTATATTAGGGCTTTTGAAAGAATGCTAGATGCCCGAAAAGAAAAAGGATTAGAAACCCAATGGGAGACCGGAGAGGATGTATTTAGGTGGTGGATGAATGATGACAATTTAGATGGACAGATGGAATTATCTGATTTTATTGAGTATTAAAATCATGTGCCAACTGCACAATAGCGTGTCAGTTACTTACATGGGGAAAGTGAGGATGGAAAATGAGAAAGAATAATTATACTTCATTTTTTAAAATTAAGCCAAAGAAAGTAGAGAGATACGTTCGTTGTAGGAAATGTGGCGGAAACATGGAATGGAGCAGGGACTTTCCATCACAAATTAAATGTCCGAAGTGTGGATATACAGTATATCCAAAACCTTATGAGCCAGATTGTATCAAATTGCCAGAAACATTTGAAGAATATTTTGAATTATATGAGAAAGTGAGGACACAAAATGTTAATCAGAAGTCAAGATAAAACAGCGCTGGTAAAGTTTGAAAACATTGTAGTTAATCTAAAACTCCCAGATTCATTGAATGTTATATGTTGGAGTTTGCAGGATGCACAGAGAAGTGGAGGATATTTTATTTTAGGAAAATATTCCACCAAAGAAAAAGCCATGAAAGTACTGGACATGATTCAGGAATCCTATGGAGATTCGGAATACACAAAATATGTAATTCCAGAAGTATGTAGGATATTAAGTATGAAGCCAAAAACGGAAGAAAACAAAGCACATGCGGGAGAACTTGGAGAAATGCTCAAAAATGGAATGACGTTCCAGATGCCAGAAGATAGCGAGGTGGAAGAATGAAGTACAGAAAGAAGCCAGTTATAATTGATGCAGTACAGTGGACTGGTACAAATAAGCGAGAAATGTTCGATTTCCTGACGGACTATCAGTGTACAGACCAGTACATGTCGGCAGAAAGCAAGAATTTCTATATTGACCATTGGAAGGTTCCGGGCGGTCTGGTTATTAAGACACTTGAGGGCGAACATCTTGCAAACATTGGAGATTATATTATCAGAGGTGTTTGCGGAGAATTTTATCCGTGTAAGCCAGATATATTCAGAAAAACTTATGAGAAGGTGGAAGGATGATTCTAAACCAGAAAGACCAGGAAATCTGCGATAAATATAGCGCCTATGATAATTCTGGACGCGTACATTGCTGGGAATGCCCTTTAATTAAAGGCAAGTCTAGTCAATATGATTTTCGGTGCAAAGCAAACAGCCATTATAACAGGAAAACACATGAATGGGAATATGACGAAAACGAGCAAAGTAGAAAGTTTGAGGAATTTCTTAAAAGATATTATTAGGAGGGCATGATGAGCAGAGTACGAACCAGATTAGAACAATACAAAACTGAGATAGAAAATAAATCACAGTATAAGCATGGGCTTCCAGGGAGTGCGATGGATATTGTGAATACTCTTCTGAATGATTTGGAACAGGACGAGAAAGAAAACGGGTGGATTCCAATCAGTGAGAGGATGCCAGAAGAACACGATTCCATATTTGTAAAGTTTAAAGGAACAGATAACTGGAAAAGAGGAATGTTCGAAAAAACATCTAAATATGTGATTGCTACCGTTGCGTTCGATGATGGAACAGTGTTGGTAGAGCAGGCGTATACTACTGATGGAATTTGGAAAACGGATAAAAAAGTTTTAGGCGGAACAGTAGTTGCATGGATGGACTATCCAGAACCATATAAGGAGGACTGAATGGGATATTGCAAATTAGAGTGTCCAGACGGTGAAACGGAGTGCTGCATCTGCTGTGAAAAACAGGATTCCTGCCAGTGCAGATGTGATGATATGGACGGCTATGAATATGCGGAGGAGTGTGAAGATTATGAGACTGATTGATGCAGATAAACTGAAAGAAGCAATTAATAGTTCTTTAAACACAGGGAGAGAAACATTTAGCCCGGAAATTATATGTGAAGCTGTTGACGAACAGCCGACAGCTTTTGATGTGGACAAGGTTGTTGGCGAATTGAAAAGAGATAAATTCATCGAATCCGAATGTATCTTATCTGATGTACATCAAGGATACAATGCTGGACTGAGCAGGGCGATAGAAATTGTGAAAGGCGGTGGAGTTGAATGAGTAAATCAGTATTAGTGATTGATACACCAGAAAATTGTTATGACTGTCCGTTTGGAACTGAATATTGTGGAAATCTTGAATATGATGGACATTGTGAATTAGCTGACTGTTTAAATTATGATGTAATTCTGATGACAGAAGAACATTATGATTGTGAAAGCAAATCAAGACCTGAATGGTGTCCATTGAAGCCACTGCCGGAGAAAATAAAAGTAACTGGGCTTTATAACGGCGAATATTTCAAAGCAGGAGGTAAGCCGCCGAGCTATAAAATCGGCTGGAATAAATGTATTGATGCGATTACAGGAGGGAATTATGATGATTAATTTAACAGGAAAAAGCGTGTTTGTAAAGACACAGGAAGAATATTTGAGTGTTCTGAAAATGGCAAAGCTTCAAGGATTCACATGGGCGAGAGAAAACCATTTAAACCATATCGAAATTCCATTTCCAAACATATTGAATTTTTATGACGATAAGAACGTTACTTACAGAGATGTTGAAAAGACATTGTATGAAGCGTCCGAAATCATCGAAGATGAAGAAAAAATCAAGGATGCAGTAAACCTTGTCAGAACGTTCGCTAAATACCCAGACAGAACAGCATTGACGGAGTCGTTTATTAAGTCTTTGAAGTTACTTGCAGATACCGTAGAAAGTCAGATGGAAGAGGTGAAGTAGATGGAGAGATTAACAAAGCGATATGTTGATGATTTCGGGCAAAAAGCAATCATCACATGTGGAGAGACATACTTTGAAGGTGAGGATGGATATGTTGCAGCTGACAGATTGGCAGCTTACGAAGAAGCAGAAGAACATGGATTATTAATGAAATTACCAGTACCATTAGGAACTACAGTATATACGTTAAGTACGATTTTTGATTGTATTTATGATTATGACTGTAAAAGCGATCAAAAGTGGAAATGTAAAGAAGATATTCCATGTGAATATGAAAAGAAATCATACCATATAAAAGAAACTGAGTTCGGTTTTGTTATGGCACATTCTATTGGAGAAACTGTATTTCTCACCCACGAGGAAGCTGAGAAGAAGTTAGAGAAGATGAAAGCTAATGATTAAAGTACTGAATACCATTAATACTAGACTGATTCCTATATCGGTTTTACAGGATGTAAAAAGTAGAATCTCTGATTGGCTTGCATCCGGCGGGAAAGAAACCGATCCTTACATTCAGCGGCAAATTGATTATCTGAAAGCTGTTGAAAAAGCAGCATTGGATGAGAAAAATATCGTATAAGTGGAATTGGAGGAGATGAAGAATGGCAAGTAAAACTATCAAAACAATGGGTGTTACCCCTGTTACAAATATCATTTACTATGGAAATGTAAACGAAGAAAAAGGTTTATGGGTAGGCGAGAAAAAAGATGTAACCGATATGGCAATAGGTGCCGTGTTTGAATGGTTCTTAAATCAGATGGATGGAAAAGAAGAATTTGGAATTAGCTATCCTAGTGTTCCTGGAATTAAATTGAAGATGGTAAGGGAGGAATAATATTATTGCACAGACATCAATGGATTATATACAATCATCACAGAAGAGGATGGGTGTACAAATGTATTATTTGTGGAAAATTATGGGATGGAAGGTGAAAAAGTGGACAATAAAGAGGCAAAAGATATCTTATCTGATATGAGAGATCAGCATTTATATTTCTTGGGAGATTCAGAAATCAAAGATGAATGGCAGGAGAAATATCTTAAAGAAGCATTGGCGTGTGATTCTGGGGCAAAGGCTCTTTCCGGATTAATCACAGGGATAAAGATTGATAAAGGTATTATCGCAGATAGTATTCAGCACTACGGCAAAAAAACAATCAAAGCACGGTCTGCATGGAAGAATGCGCAGAACTTATCCAAGCAATCAGCAAGGCAAAGCGTGGAAAAATCAACCGTGATAACATGATAGAAGAAATTGCAGATGTGTTGATCTGCATCGAAATGCTAAAGCAAATGTACATGATATCCGATGAGAAAATTAATAAGTGGATTGAGAAGAAACAGGAGAGAGAAGCAGAAAGGATGGAAAAAATGAATAAGAAAGAAATCGCAGAAATTAAGAAGCAGTTTACACCAGCAAATTGTTCCATTACACGTATTTGTGGTTGTTATGTGGATGCAGAAAAGAATAAGAAAACTAAAATTAAAGAAGCATTCCTGGCTCTTCCAGAAGAAGAAATGTTTAAGTATTTTGACATTTTCAAGAAAACCATGTCTGGCAGACTTGGAAAGAACCTTATGAACTTTGATTTTCCATTAGCACAGGAAAAAGAGGGTGGAACACAGGAATTTCTTATGCGGATCAGAGCAAGTAAACTTAAAGATGATGAGCTTTTGGACGAGTTCTACGACAAAGTGATTGAAAGTTATGATTATCACGAAAATTACTACATAATTCTCATTCATGCAGTATATGACATTCCTGGAAAAGCTTCTGATGAAACTGAAATGCACGATGCTTCAGAAGAAATCTATGAACACATTCTGTGCAGCATTTGTCCAGTAAATCTTTCAAAGGCTGTGCTTAGCTATGATGTAGCTGAAAATAACATCAAAGATCGTATTCGTGATTGGGTAGTCTCAAGACCAGAAACAGGATTCTTATTCCCTGTATTCAATGACAGAAGCACTGATATTCATGGAACTTTGTATTTCAACAAAAACATAAAGAATATTCATCAAGACTTCATCGAAAACGTTCTTGGCACACCAATTCCACGTATACCAGGCAATGAGATCAATGTCTTTTCAGATTTTATCATGGATAATTTCAATGGAAACACAACATTCAATTTCACTGAAAGCCTAATTGAATCTTTGCAGGAAGTAAGAGAACAGAAGAAAGACAGCCCGGAGATGATAACCGTTTCATGTGATGAAATGGAACAGATTTTTGGATATTGCGGAGTTCCAGACGAGAAGTTGTCGGATTTCAAAGAAAACTGGGAAATGTATTTCAGTAATGAGCTTGTTGCTCTTGACAACATCCACAATTCAAAAACTGCAAAAATTGTAACACCAGATGCAACAATCTGTATTCAGCCGGATAAAATTTCTCTGATTGAATTGAAAGAAATAAACGGCGTTCCATCTCTTGTAATTCCGGTAAATGGAGAACTGAAAATCAATGGAATTGAAGTTGAATTAAGATAAACACTTTTGAAAAAGCCAGGAATTGGAGAAAGGAATTTCAGAATTGGCAAGCGATGTAAAATGGATAAAAATATGTTCAGATATTTTTGACGATGAAAAAATAATGCTGATTGAAAATTTACCAAGTGCAGACAGCATTATCGTAATATGGTTCAAATTATTATGCTTAGCCGGGAAAAATAACAACAGTGGTGTTTTTATTTTAAACGATAAAATTGCATATACAGATGAAATGTTAGCGACAGTATTCAGGAGAGATATTAACACAGTTCGATTAGCGTTAAAAACATTTGAAAACTACGGAATGATCGAAATTGTTTCCGGCGTTTACACAATTCCGAACTGGGGAAAATATCAAAATCTCGATAAAATTGAGCAAAAAAGCCAATATATGCGAAATTATATGCAAGAATATCGAAAAAAGCAGAAAGACAAAATAGAGTGTAAAACTAACAGTAAACTTTACGGTAAAGCTAACAGTAAAACTAACGTTAGCTCGGCAGAAGTATATAATAAAGAACTAGATAAAAAAGAATTAGATAATAAAGAAAAAGAAATAGAAGAAGAGAATGATTTAATAGTATCTAAAGATACTATTCGTCAGACTGACGTCCAACGAATTATCATCGAATGGAACAGCCTGGAAGAATTTGGTATCAACCCTGTAAAAAGAATGACACCAAAACGAGAACAAGCAGTGAAAGCCAGAATCCGTCAGAACCATATAGATGATATCTTAGAAGCCATTGAGAACATTCGCCATAGTAGTTTCTTACAGGGTCAGAATAAAAATGGTTGGATGGTTACGTTTGATTGGTTCTTGAAGCCTGGAAATTTCGCAAAAGTATTTGAAGGGCAATATGCGGACAAGTCTACGAATAGACCGTGCAGCTATATGGAGAAAATTCAAAATAGAGTAAGCGAGGTGGATAATTGGGTATGACAAGGGAAGAATGGGCGGTACTGGTAAAGGCAATGAAAGCTGTGTACACTTCTCCATCATTTCTTCCAGATCAGAATGCTTTTGATACATGGTACGGACTTTTGAAAGACCTAGATTACAAGCTTTTAAGTTTTGGGTTGAAGAAATATATGCAAATTGAATGGAAAGAACCTACAATAGCTGCATTACGACAATGTGCGAAGAGCCTTTTGTCGCAAAAAGAAGAGCTGAATGAAACGGAAGCATGGGAAAAGGTATGCAAAGCTATTCAGAATTCTACATATAATGCAGAAACAGAGTTTGATAAGCTTCCAAAAATCATTCAAAAAGCAGTATCAAGCCCGGCACAACTTAGAGAATGGGCGGTATCTGAAAATGTGGATGGCACATGGTGGAGTGTAGTTCAGTCAAATTTTCAAAGGACGTACCGGGCAGAAGTGCAAAGAGAACAAGAACGAAGAAAACTAAGTCCAGACCTTTTAAAAATTATAGATAATGCCAGATTGGGAGGTGCGGAAAATTGCCAGATAGAAAACCATGGAGAGAATTAAAAAGCACTGAAATTATAGGCTTAAAGCGGAGACAATGCTCAAAATGCGACTATTACAGCAAGAGCGAAAATGCATGGAGCACAAATGCAACCTGTGATTATATCTTGATCGAAGAACATAGCAGAGGATGTGATCCGAGGGATTGTGTTAAAAATGGTATCTTCAAGAAGAAAGCGAGAGGAAAGTCAAGAGTAAAGCGAGTGATTCTATGAGGAAGATAAGCGAAATGTATAAGCGATCTGGCGGTACAGCTTATCAGCATACCTGTTCGGAATGCAGATTCTTCCGTGGTGGTAAGCATCCGCAGTGCTTGCAATATGAGCTGGAAATTGATTGGAACCCAGATTATATAGCCTGTAAATTTTACAACCTGGAAGAATCTCAGATTGATGGACAAGTAAATATCTTTGATTTGTTGTGAAACGTGATAATTGTTTTAAATAAAATGGCTAAAATTAATTTTTATGATATTCGTGAATATTGTTATGGTTAAAACAAAATAAGCGCTTAAAATCAAAAAAACAGGCTATCAATAGAAAGGAGGAACAGGAACCGCCGGCCGGCAAAAGGAATTCCCGGTTCCTCCTAAATTTTATGGATGAAATATTGAAATATGCTATTGAGAATGGTATTATAAATCCTGCACATGTACTTGAAGAAATACAAATGAAGAAAAATGAAGAAATATTAAAAAAATATAAAATATGGCAGGGAAAAAACAATAATTGGTATACTTATATTTATACAGAAAAAAATTCTAGAAAGCTAGTGAAAAGAAGTAGCCGAAAGGGAATTGAAGATTATATTATTGCTTTCGAGAAAGAAAAAACAGAAAAACCTAAAACATTTATGGATGTTTACGAGCATTGGATAGAAATTCAAAAAGAATTTGTGACGGATAACACTTTGTATAAGTATTCTACAGATAGAACACGTTATTTTGAAAAAAAAGAATTTACGGAAAAAGAAATTGAGAAAATGACAGAAGAAGACATAAAGGTATTCATTGTCAGAACTGTAAAAGATCAAAAACTTTGCAAAAAAGCGTGTAAAACTTTGTTTGGATATATCAAAAACACAATAGATAGTGCAAGGTCACAACATTTATTGAATTATGATCCTATGGAATTTCTTTCACCTAAAATATTTTATAAATACTGCACGGAGATAGAAAAGCCTTCAAGTCATAATACAATATCAGACCATGAACTTAAACTAATTATTAATCGCTGCAAAAAGGATTTTGATGAACAGCCAGAATACATTCCCTCATACGCAGTATATTTTGCAAGTCTCACAGGGATGAGAGTTGGAGAAATTTCGGCTTTAAAATGGGAAGATATAAATGAAAATTATATATCTATTAATAAATCAGAAAAATACAATAGAAATACAAAAGAATACTATATAGGAAAAACAAAAAATCAAATGAACAGATGGTTTCCTATGACTGGCGAAATTCGAAAACTTTTAATGAAATTAAAATCAGCAGAAATCAGCAATGGGTATATTAGTGAATGGTTGTTTTCAAACGAAAATGGAAGGGTTCATGCTCCTGTAATATCGTCATGCTTAAAAAACAAATGCAGGCAGGAAGGAATAGAAGAAAGAGGAATTCATGCATTTAGAAGAACAATAAATTCTAAACTAAGATGCAATGGAGTATCTGCCACTGTTGCTGCATCGCTGCTCGGGCATACCGAAGAAGTTAATGAAAAATATTATACATTTGATGTTAGCTCTTTGGAAGAAAAAAATAAAATTGTGTCAAAAGTGCAAAGGATTGGATGAATAAGAACATAGGTTCTGATTACCTTTTTGGTTACCTTTGATTACCTCAAGTCTGGAAAGCCTTTAAAATAAAGGGTTTACGGATTAAAACGCGAGCCGTGAGGTCGCAGGTTCAAATCCTGTTGCCCCGATTTATGCAGTAAAATCAAGGGTTTGCGGACTTGGTATGAACGAGTGTTCTGATTACCTTTGATTACCTTTTACAAAAAGTACATATGAAAGGGAAAAGTACATGTGCAAAATAATAAAATCGCAGAGATGCGATTATTTTTTTGCCTTTTTTCGGAAATTGTGTTATGTTCAAGGAAATGGAGGGCGAAATATGCAGATACACACAGCCTATGATGTAATGAAGGAGTTTCTAATAACTGATGCAGACCTTGAAGGAAAGTACGGAATCCCGAAAATTCCAAAGACTTTTATCCATCCAGGGAAAGATACTGTAGATTTTGCGGAGAGCTTCAACAGGAAGATTAAGAATCATCGGGAACTCGATGTAAATTTCTATGTGGATGATGTACAGTTTCAAAGATTATGGAATCAGCCAGACAAGTATATTAAGCATTTAAAATGTTTTCATGCAGTCGTTATGCCGGATTTCAGCATATCAGTTGGCAAGAATGGAATGCCACTGGTAATGTGCCTGTGGAATAAATACCGCAATCATGCATTGGCTCACTACATGATCTTGAATGATATTCCAGTAATTCCGAACGTAAGCATATTACCAGAATACTGTTGGGACTGGTGCTTTGATGGACTGCCGGAGGGAAGCACAGTTGCCTGTTGCACCAATGGAAGAGTAAAGAGCAAGGCAGCACGGTTGGAATTTTGCGTTGGTTTCAAGGAAATGGAACGCAGATTGAATCCACTGCGAGTTATCATTATTGGAAGAATCCCGGAAGAACTGGAAACAGACACAGAAATTATAAACTTTGAAACCAGAAACCAGAAGATTAACAAGGAGGGCGTAAATGGGAACAACGACTGATAATTACCAGAGAAAGAAGAAACTTTCCAAGTCCCAAATGAAGCGGACTGAACGATTAGAGAAATCATCCCACAGAAGATATGGAACACGGAAGAAAGAAGGATTAAATAAATTGTGAATTTTGAATCATTCAGAACTTTACGCTATAGAAATATTTGTGCAAAATTAAAATTTAAGTGGTAGCTAGAAAATGCGAGAATTTTTTTGGTTGCCACTTTTTTTCTGGATTTCCTTGATTTTTGGCTGCCAAAATAATGTTGAAATTTAGGAATTATCCACAAGTTAGTTGCAACTATTGAAACCTCTAACAGCTGCGGTTATTTATTACCACAAATCAACCAGGGACAGCACCGGGAACCGATACCGCGCCGAGCTGATGAAGCCGGGACGCTGCCGGGAACGATTGAACGTCAACAAAGCCGACCGTAAGCCGTAGCCCTGGCAGATCAGAACCAATAACCCACAGATAATAGATCATAACAGCAAATGGCATATAATGCAGTAATAAAATACAATAATACTCTTGCAAAATAAGCCTTAAATGGCTTGTAACGTATTTAGCCTATATTTTATTGACTACGATTATAAAACGCCTTAAAATGGCAAATATGGTGCTATACAAGCATATCACAATATAGTTGTATAGCCCTAATTGATATATAGCCCGGTCAACTGCGGCAGATCACCGGGAAGCCCGGACAACCTACGCACATAAGCGGACATAATACGCACATTTACACGGTACGCAAATAAAGCATAGCCGAACATAGCTATACAAGTCTATTATACACCCATAGCCGCAGACAGTCAATAAACCATGCAACACACTATAAAGCGTTTTAAAGGCTCATAAACGGCTTATAATGCAAACGCGGCATAAATCACCATTAACAGCATAAAAAACGATTTACGGATAAAATAGCGCGTTAATTGATTGACTTATTATATTAACTTTGCAAGGTGCATCTGGCAGAATGCCAAAAAACCGCTTGCACGCCGTGAACGTGCCGCCGGACTGGATACCGGGAAGCGGTGAAAACTATTTGAAAATAAGGCTTTTCAACTTTTCAGCTGTAAAACCATCAAGAATATCATAAATATATGTTTTCAATAAAATTGTGTGTTCACTCAAAAAATAATCTGTAAAATTTTTGAGATCGTCACAGAATTGCCCTTGATTAAGGGAATAAAATTCATCAATCAATTTGTTTTCAAGTTCTTGTGAAAATTCATCGTACAAAGAAATATTGTACTTTCCAGCAAATTGGATATATTCACTTTCACCAGTAAATAAAAAGTGCAGAATTTCTGTTTCCGGGCTTTCTTCACAAATATTATTAATATATTGATACAGGCTTTTGTTTTCTAAAGCTTTGTTATTATCATCAAATACTTTATAATTATCAAAAAAATGCTTAATAGTTTCATTTACAACGCTTTCCCATTTTTCCATTTTTAACATTATCATATGTATTACCCCCATTTTATGTTATTATATCATACGCTAAGCCAAAAATAAACAGTACAAAAACTTGCCGGGAATCTTAAGCCCCTTATTATTTTAAAGTCATTTTTGTAACGCTCGGAAGACTGCGGAAAAATTCCCGACGGTCGTAATCATCTTTAATATTGAATTGTCTGTCGCTTGTGGGGATGATCTCGCCGCCGATAAGCTCCATACAGGAGAGTTGTAAACAGTCTTCTTTTTTCGTTGATCTGTGCAAGGCGTACCGCATTACAGACTTTTTACCGTCACGGCGCTTTATCGGGGACATATCCCAATAAGCTAATTTAATAACGCCACCAGCAACAGCCTTGAAGATTTCCATTGCTTCCTTTTCAGCTTTTCTGTTGATTGTATCAACTGTGGAGAAATCGCCGCTTTTTATGGCGGCGATTGTCTGCGCTTGCGTGGCTTTCTTGATTGTTACCATTTTAAAGCCCTCCATAAGTTTTATTTGTTTTGTAACATTTATTCCAAAATTCAACGACTTTTTCCGCTTCTTTTTTTGTGCTGCAAATATTCGCGGCAGTAATGCCGTGGATTTGCAAGGAAAAAATAAGGTTGTCAGATTCAGCAACCCGAAGAACAGAAGCAAGGTTTTTATTGTTTGTGCGTGTTGAAATTGCTATGTAATGGTATTTCATGTATCAACCCTCCAATATTTAGAAAAAACAGGCGGGAAAGCCCCGCCCGAAATTGATTTATTTAGTTCAAGCAAGCATTTATTTTTTCTTCCAGGTGCGGAAACGCTTCACAAATTTCCTGCACACTGTCGGCGTAATAATCACCGACAATTTTATCAAAAATTGTAATATTTCCAGAGTAAAAACATCCGAGATCATTAAACCAGATATCAAGCCCGGTTGCCTGCTCCTTTTTGTCATTGTACCACATGTCAATTTTCATCATGTTTTTTTATCCTCCTTGAATTTTTGTTAAAAGGCCGCCGGGGAAATGCTCCCCGGTACGCTTGCCGGCCTAATTAAAATTGATTTCAAATGGCTTTATAGTTCCGTTTCTCAATTCTTCAAGCGCGATTTTATTTACTTCATTTGTAAAATAATCTACCTCGTAAGAATCAATAATCTTGTTCTGCAATGACGTTTTTTCATAAAAATCTAAAGTATCATCCTCCCAGTACCACACAAAATAAGTATGCAAAATATAATTCTTATCATCATAGACACGCTTACAACGTCTTTTGCTTCCGTTCATTAAAAAAATATCTTCCGGCGCTTCTAAAGCGTCATACTCTGTATTAGAAACGTGGTGCATTACTTCTTTATATGTCCAGATAACCGCACCGCCCCATGCATTTTTTTCGGTTACAACTGCTCTTTTAGTTCTCAACCATGCTTGCATATCTTCTTTAGTTCTCCATGCATAGCTACTCATTCCAGCTTTAGAAGCAAAATATTGATAATCTCCGTTATTTTCTGCTTTTCTATATGACAAATGATATTTATCATGTGTTTTTGTGGAAAACATTTCTTCATTGTCATTACATTCCCACAAATTAACAGTTGCGGTAAAATAAATTCCACCATTTGCGCAAGCCCCAGCGTTTCCCCAAGTCCAAAAAGTATTGCTTGACGTGCCTTTATATGTAAATTCAGACTTATTATGATGGCTAAACGCACCACCCGAAGCACTTCCGCACAACTCGTTATCGTAAATACTTAAATGTATTCCAGCATTTTCACAAAGCTCTATGTTTTCTCCTCTTTTCTTTGTTGCTGTTGCTTTTGGAAAATACTCACCATATTCATTTGTATACTCTACTACGTCATATTTTTGAATGGCTTTTACTGAGCGCGTTTCTTCAACCATTTCAATAATGCGGTTTACTTTTTTTACGTCTGACTCTTCAAGTCCGTAATAGCTATCAAAAAGCTCATTCTCTTTCTTTAATGTTTCAAGTGTGTATTTCTTCATTGTTTTTTACCCTCGCCCCTGTTATAATGGGGTTGCCTTTCTTTTTAGTTTGGTGCCCGGCTTGGTTTGGAAGATCACCGGGCTTTTTTATTTTGTCTAGGAACTAGAATTTTTCAATTAATCGTGATCCGTTTCCTTATGTCCTCATTGTGTTGAGTGGTTCGGGCGGTTCCGGTTGTTTGTTTCTTTTGTTCTCTGTTGATGGTTATATAATACACTAAATTATAATGTATGTCCATTGACATTATACACTAAATTAAAGAGCATGTTGAAAACGGTTTTTGTGCATGTTGTACATTGAAATATAGTGCATAAAAGTGCTATTATATTTCTATATATAATAAGAATGTAAGGAGATATGAAAATGATTAAATATAAACGAAATATAATTGATATGATGGCAGAAAAGGGGATTACAACCTATTTAATAAGAAAAAATAAGATATTTACAGAAAGCCAGCTGCAACAGCTCCGCAATGATCGACTTGTCACGCAAGATACACTAAATAAAATATGTACTATATTGGAGTGTCAGCCCGGTTATTTATTAGAATATCTTCCAGACGAAACAACAAAAGAATTTGAAGAAAAGTTATTAACATACATTAATAAATAATGTATAATAAAGACAGTTAAAGAAAAACAACCACACAGCCCCAGGAGGGCGGACAGGAGGAAAAAAATGATAAAATATGATTTGGTGAAAAGAACGGCAGAATTTAATCGCAAAAATAGAAAGGAGATTAAAGAAGGATGTACGGCGTTAGATCCTTCTCCTGAATATATAAAAACATTTGATACTTTGGAAGAAGCGAAAAAAGAGCTTGCCAAGTATCAAACAAGTATTAGCAAATTCAAAACCGCTATGACATTTTATGAGGTTACAGAATACGTGATTGAAGAAAATGAATTCGAGTATGACGAGGATGAAGAAAAGCTCGTGCAGACAGGCTTTATAGACACATTAGAAACAACTTCAATGGAAATCGAAGTTGTTGAAAAACCCAGCTACGAAACAATTGGTGTTTATTCCAGCCTGGAAGAGGCGGAAGAGGCAGCAAACGAGTATGACGGAGACGGAGAGTCCTATATAATGCTTTAAAAAAATAAAGCAGTGCCAAATTTGGCTCGAAATGGAAGAAGAGGAGGAATAAAAAATAAAGCCCTAGGAAATTTCCCGGGGCTTTTAATATGCTTATTTGTGGCGGCGTAACGACGTTTGAGGGGTTAACAGCCCCACCGCCGAAGCTGTTAATATTTAAATAACACAGCTTTTCGTAAATTGTCAAGCAAAATATTTTTTATTTTTTTGTCTTGACTTTTTGGAAAACTTACAGTAATGTTATCATCAACGACAGCCGCGGGAACTCATGGAGGGGTAGTTGAGCGAAAATCGTTTGCACCTGAACAGAATAAAATAGCACCTAACAAGCCAGATCAGCCAGGCATTAAAGCCCGGTAATGGTCTGGTTTTTATTATGTCTAAATGTATTATATATAATATATCTTTTACCCCTCCATAGATTCCTAAGACTAGAGTTTATTAAAAGATATGCTATACAGTACCGTATAATAATATATATAATATAAATATAAATGAAGATTATAATATAATACCACAAATATTATTTATTAATTAGTGACAAAATAAAAGGTTTTATTTTATGCAAAATTAAATTTGACAAGATATTAAAAACTGTGTTAAGGTATCAGCAACAAAGAAAACAGAATATTTTATTTAAGTTTTAAGTTTTAGAGAATGTACCCGAACACCCGGAAATTTTCCGGGAATAAGCTTTACCTGGTGACATTCTCTTTTTTTATTTGAAAATTAACGTGTTAAAGTGAGGTGATAATATGAAAGATAATACAGTAAATGTACAAGACGTAGATATCTATTTAGATAATATTAATATATACGCTGATGAATATATAAATACTGTATTATGTATATCACCAGACAACGAAAATTATAAGAAAGAAATATCAGATAGCTTTGTAGATATGATTTTTTATATTGCAGATCATATACAAAAACCAAGTAATGATGATATAGAGCTATTAGATAAAATGTTTAATACTTATGTGAGATTATGCAGTAAATATCATGTATTACCAACCCTAGAAGTATTTAGCTTTTTAGTTGGGATTAATCGTACAACGTTTACTGACTGGATGAATGGAGTGTATAGAATAAACTCATCACATGGTGACACGGCTAAAAAATGGTTTGATATTTGTAAAAATTGTGCAATCAATAGATTGCATAATCAGACCGGTACAAATGCGAATTTAATATTTGTTGCAAAAGCCGCCTACGGAATGGCAGAAACTGCACCAGTGCAAGTTGCGCAGCAGTATGGCGTACCACAGCAGACTGCGCAGCAGATCGCAGAGAAGCACAAAGCCGCTTTACAACTTCCAGAGATGGAAAAGCCGGAATTGTAAAGCTCATAAGAACACAGAAGCAGTAAAAATGTACATGATGGACGGACAAAAGGCAGTAAACACATGGAATTATGCAATATGTACAATAATGACGATTATATTTGTACATGATGTATAGATTTTTAAAGACATCTATATAAAAAACAAGTGTTTATCGTATAGATACATATGTTCGAGAAAATACGTTCGGTAAATTCTCATTGACCACTGCCGAAGGCATCCGATAGACAGCGAATAGGCAAGTACAGCGGGAACCCATGGGGCGGTGTTCTGACTTGCCAGCATCCGTACTGGATGACCGGGAGGGGGTATATATAAAACCCCAGTCAGCGGTAGTTACCACCAAAACCGCCCGAAAAAACAAAAAAGCTCTCCTTAACATGGCAGGGATAGTGATTGCAACACGAAAGCAGTAAGCCTTAACTGTTTCTCTGCCATACTAAAAATAAGGCATATCAGAAAGGCAGGTATATGAAATGAAAATTGGATATGTAAGAGAAATAGGATTTGGAGTTGACATTGACATTAGACGTGAGATTTTGCACATTGAAGGAATATTTAAGATTTACGCAGATTCCGAAAACAGTAGAGAAGAATACCGTAAAATGCTGTCGATTCTGTCTAATTCCGACGAAATATTTATTTGGTCTATTGAAGAGCTTGGAGATGAGCAGGAAGAAATCCTTGAACAATGGAGAAGCATCACAAGTGAAATTGGAGCAAATATTTCAGTTATCAATTGTCCTGTTATAAAAAGCAAAAGAGATGTTCCGTTAGAAGAGAAAATGATAAGCGATATGGAATTAAAAATTCTTTCGTATAGTGCTGAAACATCAAACAAGAAGCTGAAGGAACTGAGGAAAATTTATGATGAGGAATAAAACTTATCAATCCGAATCCATCCGCATCCGATTTTCCGAAAAACAGAAAAAAAGGCTCCTGGAAGAGAAGAACCGAACAGACAGGAGCGTATCGGATATTGTAAGACAAGCAGTTGATGAATATTTCGGGAGGAAAAGACGTGCTTAAATTTTTCTCAAAAAATAAAAAAGGAGTTTCAGTTCCAGAAGAATACGAAAAGAAATTCCCGAATGCAAATACCAAACGTATAAGAAAAGACAATATAGTTGTTCATTCGAGTGGAATATGTGCAGATGGGAAATTTTATAACACAGAAAATGCAGAAAAGATATTTTCCGATAATATTGACTACGACCATTACGGATATACATGTTATTCAGAAAAGACTTATTTTTTAACAGCAAAGGGAAATTGGTTTTCAGCATTTACAGTTATCAATTGCTTTAGAGAAGAGAGCCAAGAAGAAAATACAATAACAACGTGTATACATATTGTTTATGGTTCTTTGCAAATTGAAGAAAAAGAAAATATAAAAATGTTATTGGGAAACAAAGACATTGACCTTTACAAGAAATATTTCGGGGAGGTAGAAGAGGGATGAAAGATTACAATACTCGCAACAACGAAGAAAATTTCCCAGATGGGACAGTTAAGGCGCAAGACGGGAAGTTCTTTTTAATGGTGAATGGAAAATGGGAACAGATTGCTGAGCCAGTTGACGTTAATCTTCCAGAATCACCTATTGATGTAGCCTCTATGCTTATCAATGCCACAACATTATTTGAGCAGAAAACATGGGAAGTTCCAAAATACAACATTCTGCAGTTGGAAGAGATTGCGAAACACCTTCTTCTCTATTGCGAAACTAAAAGAAAGGGGTACGAAGATGCCGATAGTGAAGATCACAAACCCCAACCCCTATGACTGGCTTGGAATAAAATGCTTTATTGATGGAAATGAAGTTCCGAGAGTAAGATCAATAAATTTCCATACCGCTGTAGATGAAATTCCAGTATTTGAGTTTGAAATGATGGCTATTCCAGACATTGAAATGGAGTGCTTGGCACAAATTAGTGTCACTTCTCAATCAATTACTGATGCAATTTCAGTTTTAAGGCACGAATTACTACAACATGGAGAAATTTACAATGGCTTCAAATCAAGCCTAAAATCGGCTTTAGAATCCTACAATTACTGTGGAATGCCATTTGAGCCAGAGGAAGAGATTGCAGAAAAAATTCTGGACTTCTTAATCGGGGAGGAAAAAGACAATGAATGCACTTAATGTAATTGGAACAGCTGTAAATCTTGCATTTTTTGTTCTGGTTCTAGCTGGCACTTTAGCCATACTGGACGAAAAAGGAAAGACAAGTGTAATACAGATTTTATTCTGCATTTGTTTAGAAATATGTTTCGCACTGAATATTTTCTTAATTTGCACGAGGTGACAAATGTATTTACCGATTCCAATTGGAATTATCCCGATTGAGTTAATCGAAAGGGTTAAATTCATAAAAGCGCAGCTTCGACTTAATCCATGTAGGCTCGGGAATGCCTATGAAAGTGATAAGTCGAGGCATCCAGAGTAGCGGAAACTCTTATTTTATATACTTGTTTAGCTTAATATCACGACTTCCCCGGTTTTAATGGTGCGCCGGGGTTGATGGGCTATCGCCAAACGGTTAAGGCATAGCACTTTGGCTGCTATATTTGCTGGTTCAAATCCAGCTAGCCCAGTTTGCGGTTTTGCTAACGCCGCAAGTTCATTTTATAACACTCTTTTCTGGAATCTAAAAGTGTTTCAGAAAACCTTTGTTGCGGTTGACGGTCAAGAACTGCAACAGTGCCAGAAATAAATCTATGGCGGGCTTATTTCTGGTATCTCAGGAAGCTTAGTTCAGCGGTAAGAGCAACGGCCTCATAAGCCGTAAGTCCTGGGTTCGAATCCCAGAGCTTCCATTTCTTCTAAATGCCATTCATCCGTAATATGGGTGGAAAAAACTTCCAGTTGAGCGTGTGGATTGGGTAGATTTAGGTGCGATACGGCGTAGCCTAAATGGATCTGATTTCCCGGCTGGTATATCTCGGAGTTAAAAATATTAACGCAGCGCACGTTAATAAAAGGAGTTTTCAAGAGATGCCGTTCTAAGACGCATAAAAATATCCAGTGAATCTACAGCACTAAAACTTGTAGATAGTGGAAAGCATAACACGATAAACCTATTGCTAACCCGGTTTTTCCGGGTTCCGGCAGGATAGAGAAGTGGAATCTCGCAAGGCTCATATCCTTGAGAACGGCGGTTCGAATCCGTCTCCTGCAATTCCATCTACCAGGTGTAGATAGGATATCTTACTTTAGCATAGCTATTGTTGGTTTTTAGACGAGGTAGCTCAATTGGACAGAGCAATGAGAATATTAGTCATGTTTGTGACTATAACAGCAATTTACTCCATTACAAGGCATAGGTTGGTGGTTCGAATCCATCCCTCGTCACCGCCCCGGTTATCGGTTACGGAAAACCGATTAGAACATGTTTGTGTTCTTCACTGCAAATAATTTTATAGGTTCAAATCCTGTCGGGGCAATTATGTGATGCTTACAGCAATCATTTTGGACATAACTGTTAATTATGAAACCAAAAAGCATCATGAAATTTATGGGACGCTTGCAGCAACTCACTTAAATAAAATCTAATTCGTATATTTTATATTTTTCGTGTCCTGAAAGGAGAAGAAACATGGATTTTGCAAATGCAATGAAACAAGAAAACAAATTTACAAGAACCGAAAACGGAGCAGTTGCGCTGAATACTACAAGTGATGCAAGACTTGACCTGTTCGGAACTATTGGTGCATTGAGAGAAGCTGATGAAAATAGAATCACCACTTTATTCTCAGAAGCATTTGCACAGGATAAACTCTTTGCCACAAAGATTGCTTTTTATGCAAGAGATATTCGTTGTGGGCTTGGAGAGAGAAAAACTTTTCGAACCATTATCCGTTACATGGCTGAACATCACCCAGAAGCACTTAGACCAAACCTCGATTTAATTGGAGTGTTTGGAAGATATGATGACCTCTATGAACTGATTGGAACACCATTGGAAGATGATATGTGGAAAACCATGAAAAATCAGTTCGAGGAAGATTTGAAGAATCTTAATGAAGGGAAAGCAATTTCTTTGCTTGCTAAATGGATTAAGACCGCCGATGCAAGTAGCACAGAAACTAGAAAGTTAGGAATTCTGACTGCACAGAAGTTGGGTTATCCAGTCTACAACTTTAAGAGAATTGTTCGTAGCATGAGAAAACAGATCGGTGTTGTTGAAAGCCTTATGTCTGCCGGTAAATGGAATGAGATTAAATATCCAGAAGTTCCGAGCCGTGCAATGATGATTTATCGCAAGGCCTTTGCAAAACATGATCCAGATGGATTTAATGATTTTATTAATAAGGCTGATAAAGGAGAAGTTAAAATCAACGCTTCAACTTTGTATCCTTATGACATCGTGGAAAAAATCCTTTACGGACGAGAGGACAATAAAGTTCTTGAAGCACAATGGAAAGCACTCCCAAATTACATAGAACAGGGAACAAACGCTTTGATTATGGCTGATGTATCCGGTTCAATGTATGGAAGACCAATGGCAACATCAATCGGATTGGCAATATACTTTGCCGAAAGAAATGTTGGGGCATACCACAATTTGTTTATGACATTTTCGAGCAATCCAGAAACAGTTGTTTTAAAAGGTGAAACCCTTTTACAGAAAATTAATAATGCTAAAAGAGCAGATTGGGGCGGTAGTACAAACCTTAAAGCTGCATTTGAAAAGGTGCTTGATATAGCAGAAAAAAATAATATTTCACAGGAACAAATGCCGAAAGCTATTGTCGTAATTTCTGATATGGAAATTGATTATTGTGGAAATCGAGATTGGTCGTTTTATGATAAAATGGCAAACAAGTTCCATAAAGCCGGATACGTTATTCCAAACGTTATCTTCTGGAATGTAGCCAGCAGACATGATGTATTCCATGCAGATTCCAAGAGAAAAGGCGTTCAACTTGCAAGTGGTCAATCTGTAACAGTTTTCAAACAAATCTTACAGAATCTTGGATACAATCCGATTGAAGCTATGGAAAATGTAATTAATTCAGAAAGATATGATTGTATCAAAGTGGAATAAATAAAGGGTGAAAATCAACTCAGTTTCTAAACTGACCGTGACAGGCGGTGATATGAAACATAGCTCAGTGGTAGAGCAATGATACTCAATATCATGTGACACAGGTTCAATTCCTGTTGTTTCTATCTGGCAAATTGCCATTGCCAGAAGTTGCATTTTCCCCCTAAAGTTCCAGTGTTTCTCGTTGGGAGATTTATGCCGTTCAAGTCGGCACACTGGATTTTTTTAACAAGAGGTGTTTATGGAAGAAAAATGTTGTAAGAATTGTAGAAAACATGATGACTTCACATGGGTTTGTTTTAACGGTGATAGCGAATATTGCGCAGACTTTACGGAACCAGAGTGCTGTTGTGAGTTTTGGAAGGAAAAGAAGATGGAAAACAAGGAGGCATAGTACCGATGAGTGAACTTTCTGAACTTATAAATAGAGGTGGTTTAATCGATGATTTTAGGATAGAAAAATCCCAAGATGAGTCACCTGTAGAACCAATAAAGTTAGCTGATTGGCTGATTGACAGAGGATTGAAAGATGGAATTCGTCTGTATGGGAAAAATGATCTTAGAAAACTTGCAAATTACTTACTGATTTACTGTGGTGATGAAAATGATTGAGGTATACGGGAAAGAAATCAAAGACGAATGCTCACATTGCGGAAATATCCTTGAATGCGAATTGTTCAGACAAGGACATGGTATAAAACAGGAACGTGAAAACATAGCTAAAATGATTGCCTGTCAAATGAAGCACAGGGAGAAGAGGAAATTTGAATGCTAGATTTACTTGATAAACGCAATTGTCCTGTTTGCGGTGGAATATTGAAATGTGAAAATGCCGATTTCACAAACCATTTTATAGAAAAATGACTCTTTTTAAATGTGACATGGCAATGCACCAATTGCGGCGCTGAATATACTGCAAAACTTGAATTAACCCCAAACGGATATGAGGTGCAAGACCGTGAAGCACATATTGATGTAGAGGATAATTTTTCAGCCGAAAAATTTATGCTTGGAAGAGACAATTTTCGAAGACAGAGGTGGTAAATATGAAATTTGAGGATATGGAAAACTGGACAGAAGAACAGTTGAAAAATGAAGTTGTTCGTTTGGCTGATGAATGCGAGAAAAAACAGCATATAATCCTGGACTATAAAGCTTTATCGGAGACACTTAACCAAAAGCTTCTTGAAAATGATAACTGGAAGCTTCCAACTGATGAAGTTGAAAATGTAAATACTGGTCATCCATCTATCGAATGGTATGAACAACGTCACCAAGACGATTGCATCACAATCAATCAACTTTATACAACAATAGATGTTATAGTTGACCGATACGCTAATTTAAGGAAAAACAAAGGGATGTGCTGATATGGGTGAAAAGGAGTAAGAAAGAATAAATGAGTATTAAGTCAGCATTAGAATCCGAAGGGATAGATTTTTCTGAATACATGAACCCACCCGAGCCGTGGAATGGACAGGCATTGATACGGAATATTAACGGAACGAAATACGCCTGTTGTCCTTTTTGCCAGAAGAAAGCGCTTCTGATTAGCCCAAACACGAAGATTCAGCACTTGAAACTGAAATGTAAGGGTAGTAATTGCAAGAAAGAGTTTGAGGTGAATGTATGATATGGAACGAAGAAATATCCTTTGATGGATTCCAAAATAAGATTGATGAGTGGTACAAGGATAAAGACTTTGAACTGTGCGACCCACCTGTCAGTGCTCAGTTTGCTTTAGACTTGATCTTCAAGACATTAGTAGATGATAGAGAAGATTATCCATATCTCACAACTATGTCAGAAAACGTAGAACAGACAAATAGCATTATGCTTGATTTAATTCTTCGTAAATACAGTCGCAAATACAGAAAATACTTGAAATCAAAAAGAAAGATGGTGAGCAAATGAACAAAATCAGAAAAATATGTTGGATAATTGCGAATTTCATAATATCCAAATGGGTAGCAGATTATTTAATAGCTACAATACAAATGATGATTGAAAATAATTGGGGACTTTCAGCAATACCATTATTAACAATGGCAGTATTCGCAGAGTGGAAAGTAATTGAAAATATTTTTACGGAATTAAAAAGATGATTTTATCAAGAAAGGATATGTATGACAAAACAAGAAGCCGTAGTAATTGAAACCTACACAGGAATTTGTATGCTTACAGGGGATGACCGAAGACTTGCATACGAATACGCGGAAAAGCTTTTAGGTCATCCGATATATACGCATGAATTTCCAAAGTATGCTGATAAGTTGAAAGAACTTAGTAAGCCAGATTTTATTGAAATTTGCAGAAAGTTAGGTGATTAAATGAATCCAGTATTTATATTTCTAGTGATATGTGGAGCAGCAGCAGTATGGTTCCTGCTTTACAAATTATTTCAACCACTGGGTAAATTATTGAACCACATTGGCAGAAATGCTATTGATGAGTTAAATAAAGACGAAAGTCAAAAAAAGGAGGATAATAAATGAAGAAAGGACTTTTAGGTGGAATTGGATTAGCTGTTGTCATTGTCGCAGGACTTATATGTATTGCAAAATGCACAGTAATAGTTCCGGCAGGATATATTGCAGTCGAGTATAAAATGAACGGAGGAATCTCTAAGAATGTACTTACACAGGGATGGCATGTGATTTCACCAACAGTAAAAACTTCACTGTATTCCGTTGGAATCGAGCAGTCTTATCTTACATCTGAGGATAAGGGTGATTCTCCAAAAGATGAAAGTTTCAAGACCCCAACGGCAGATGGAAAATCACTTCAAGTTGACCTTGAATTTTCTTATAAATTCGATCAGAGCAGAGTAACTGATGTATTTACTCAGTTCAAAGGTCAATCCGGGGAATCTGTGAAAAATACTTTTATTAAGCCTAAGATGAAAGCATGGACGCAGGAAGTAACTGCGAAATATCCAGTAACAGATGTTTTCGGTGATAAACGCCAGGAACTGAATGAAGCACTTGACGAATATCTTAAGCAGAAGTTTGAGCCATACGGAATTATTATTGATACAGTAAACTTTACTTCCATTTCCACTGATGATGAAACACAGGCTGCAATCCAAAAGAAGGTAAATGCACAGCAAGAATTAGAACTTGCTAACATTGAAGCTAAAACAGCCAAAGTACAAGCTGATAAAGATAAAGAAGTTGCACTGATTGCTGCTGAACAGGAAAAGGAGAAAGCATCTATCCAAGCGGAACAGGCCAAAATTGATGCAGAAGGTAAAGCTGAAGCTATTAAGATTAAAGCAGAAGCTGAAGCAGAAGCAAATAGAAAAATCGCAGAATCTCTTACTCCCGAACTGATTGAAAAACAGAAGATTGATAAATGGAATGGTGAAGTACCAAAGATTCAAGGAGGTAACACTTCTACAATCGTAGATACAAGAGATATGACAGCTGATGAGAATGCTGAATAATAAGTAAAACAGTCAAGAGAGCCACATGAGAGCCAGACTAAATCCTAAGAAGAAAGGAGGTCTGGCTCTATTTTTATGGGAAAAATTACAGAAGGCTCGCTTGAATGGTATCGGGCAGTGCTGAATCAAATTATCAGTAGTGATATGACAATCTATCAAAATCAAAAAGATTGCCTTGATTTGCTCTTAAATATGAATATTGACCTTCCTTTCAATAAGAATCAAGAAGCACGGAAAATGGCTATGAAAGTAAGTCAATACTCACATAACATAGCAGAGAAGTGTGCCGCATTAACTGGCAGTGGTGATTTTGATGATATCTACTGGCAGTATTTATTACTGGAAGCGCAGAATTATCAAGTAGACAGTGGATTGTTATATCTTGAAAAAAATCGTATTCCAAAAGAACGTTTTTACGAACCAAGAAGAAATGTATTTATGCAGCATAATATTATAGGTTCACTTCAAGACTTGATGGATGACAAACTGGATATATTTGCATTGAGCGTACCGCCAGGTTGCGGAAAATCCACGTTGGAAGATTTCTTTCTTTCGCTGGTTGGCGGATGGTTCCCTAATGATTTTAACTTATCATCTGCCCATAGCAGTATTCTTACACGTTCACTTTACGATGGCGTTCTCGAAATTATTAATGATCCAGTAGAGTATACGTGGAGCGAGATATTCCCAAACATTGATTTAAGCAAAAAGACAAGTAATGCAAAAGAAACAACTGTAAACCTTGAAAGAAATGGTCGTTTTAAAACATGGACATTTAGATCAATTGATGGCTCTCTGACTGGCGCTACTAGATGCAATAGATTCCTTACAGCAGATGACCTTGTATCTGGTATCGAAGAAGCATTGAATAAGAACCGACTTGATACATTATGGACAAAAGTGGTAAATGACCTTCGCTCACGTAGGCTTGATGGTTGCAAGGAATTTTATATAGCTACAAGATGGTCGGTACATGACCCTATAGGAAAACTACAGCAATTATATGAAGGGAATCCGAGGGCTAGATTTATTGCAATACCGGCATTAACAGATGATGGAAAAAGCAATTTCTTATTTACAGTAAATGGTTTTTCGGAAAAATATTTTAATGATGCAAAGGAATCAATGGACGAGATTTCTTTTAACTGTTTGTATCAGCAGAAACCAGTAGAGCGTGAAGGATTACTTTTACCACCAGATAAATTGAAAAGATTTTTCTTTGATAGAGAAGATGTTCCAGATGGCTGTACAGATGAATATGTAGTTATGCCAAAAAGAGAGCCGGATGCTATATGGGCTGTATGCGATACAAAGGATAAGGGAACCGACTTTGAATCACTTCCAATTGCATATCAATACGGAGATAAGTTTTTTATTCCAGATGTTGTATTTGATGATTCAACAGATTATGACATATTGGATAAGAAAACAGCTGATATTTTGATTAAACACAATCCTCACATGATTCGCTTTGAATCAAATAATGTGGGAGGGCGTGTTGCACATAATATTCAAAAATTGATTGATGGAAAATGCAGAGCGAAAATCGAACCAAGATTTACACAATCCAATAAGGAAACCAAAATTCTTGTAAACTCAAATTATATTATCAATAATTTCTATTTTTTGCATCAAAGTCAGTACAAACCAAAATCAGATTACGGATTGTTCATGGCAAATGTAACAACTTATACAACAAGAGCAAAAGTGCCACATGATGATGGGCCAGACAGTTTAGCAATGATGTCCGAGTACGTTCAGAATCCATTGGGTGGAACCGCAACAGCAACACAGAATCCACTTTGGGGAAGGAGATAGAATATGATGACTGCAACTCAATATTTACGCCAGATTGAAAATTATGATAACAGAATCAAAAACAAGCTTATCGAAGAAGAACAGCTCAGTTCTCTTTCCACAAGTGTATCTGCAATTCCTGTTGGAGAAAAGGTACAAACTTCTGTAAAACGTGATCCGATGGGAGATATGGTTGCAAAGATATTTGATCTGCGAGAAGAGATTTCAAAAATGATATCCGAATTTTTACAAAAAAAACAGGAAATAGTCCGAACCATAGAACAGGTTGAAGACCCGTTGCTGTACAACATACTATTTAAGCATTATGTTGAGTACAAATCATTGGTTCGTATTGCAGATGAGATGGGATATTCTGAAATACATATTAAGAAAAAACACTTAAAAGCTTTGGCAGAAGTAAAAAAGATAAAAGGTTTTGAAAAATGATACCAAAATATACTGAATGATACCTTCAATATGTGTAAAATATAAAGTAGAGCATTGGATTAAAATATCCAGTGCTTTTTATTTTACAGAAAGGATGGTTCGGCTCGTGAGAAATACAATGAATTTTGTAGATTTATGCCGAGGTGAATTCGGGAGAAAAGTAGCCTACACAGGTGTTGAGCGAATCACTCCACAAAATGTAGTGAAAGTAGTATCAGACACTATTGGCATACATAATAGAAATCGAACATTAATTGATTATCTGTATCGGTACATGAAAGGCGATCAGCCGATATTATACCGAAATAAAATAGTCCGTCCAGAAGTTAATAACAGAGTGGTAGAAAATCACGCATTTGAAACTGTAAAATTTAAAGCTGGGCAGATTTGCGGGGAACCAATCCAATATGTATGCAAAAAGAAAAATGCAGACAAAAAAATAAATGAGCAAGTTGACCTTCTGAATGATTATCTTGATGAAGCCAATGCAGATGCAAGAAACATCCAAAGGGCAATATACCAGAGCGCAACAGGAACTTCCTATAAGGCTATTCTGAAAGAAGAGGATTGGACAAAAAACGGAGATTTACCACCGTTTAGAATCTTCATTCCGTATCCAGGTGATTGTTACATTGTATACTCACAGAGAAATGGGAAACCAATGCTTTCCGTACAGATTTTAAAAGATGAAGATGAACAGCAATATTATTTATGTTATTCAAAGAACCAGTTTTTTGAAATCAAGAATGGGAAAGTAACTAACTACGGCATCAATGGTTTTGGCGGTATTCCAATTGTTGAATGCCCGAATAATCATGACAGGCTTTCAGATGTTGAAATTGCAATCACATTATTTGATGCAATTAACAAATACCAGTCTGACAGATTAAATGGCGTGGAACAGTTTGTGCAATCCTTTATGAAGTTTAAAAACTGCGAGGTAGACAAAAACGAGTTTTTGGAAATGGTAAAACTTGGTGCTATCTCTGTTAAAGATACCGGAAATGGCTGTCAATCGGATGTTGAACTGATGACCGCTGAACTGAATCAATCAGAGAGCCAGGTTGCAAAGGATGATATCTACAATAATATGCTGATTGTGGAAGCAATGCCAAACCGACAAAGCAATAGCGGAGGGGATACAGGAAATGCTGTATACCTTCGTAATGGATGGGACTTCGCAGAAAGAGATGCAAAATTGGTAGAAGCATTCACCAAGGAAGCTGAAAAGGAGTCTGCTAGAATTATTCTGAATATTATCCGTGGTACATCAAATGATGTTAATATCTCAACCCGAGATTTTGATGTAAAGATAACCAGAAACCCAACAGACAATATGCTTGTAAAAGCACAGGCACTTGATTATCTGTTTAAAAATAAAATTCATCCGCTTATTGCACTGATTACTTGCGGTTTATTTAGTGATCCGCAGAAAGTCTACGAAATGAGTTTACCGTATCTGGGAACTATTTACCCGGAACTGGCAGACCCGGAAGCGGAAATGCAGAAAGCACAGCAATTACTTGACGGAAAGTTTCAAAATCCGTCCAAAACAGAACCAATGGCAAATTCTCCATCTAACGAAGAATGAACCAAATTTCGATTATTTAAGGAGTTTTAGAGAAATCTAAGGCTTCTTTTTTAATACCCAAAATCAAATAAATTGCAACAGCCCGTGAGCGTAAATCGGGTACAGACCATGTGCGGAGCGAACCGTGTTGAAAAAGCGTATTGGACTGGAAGAAAGGAGATTTCAATGACAAGAGAACAGGCAAAACAGGCACTTATCGGTATGGGAGTTGCAGAACCTTCCGAGGAACAGGTTTCTAAGCTTCTTGATTCTATTTCTGCTGAAACTAAGAAAGAGAAAGACAAAAATGTTTCTCTGAAGGAAAAAGCTGAAAAAGCAGATTCCCTGGAAAAAGAGTTGGAAGAGTTGAAAAAGCAGAACATGACGGAAGCAGAACGGCTAGAAGCTGAACGCAAGAAAGAAAAGGAAGCAGTGGATAAGGAGTTAGCTGATTTGAAAGCTGCGCTTGCAGAATCCAACAAAAAAGCCCTTACCAGTGAAATTACTTCTATGTTCGCAAATGCAGGACTTTCAACCGAAACATACGCGAGTGCTATTAAAGCATACGCATCTGCACCGTATGAGAAACCAGAAGATGCAATGAAAGAAGTCGAAACTTTTGTTAAGGGAGTTTCCGAAGCAAATAAAACAGCACTTGATACCGCAAAAGCCGCATGGGAGAAAGAAGCTCTTGAAAATACTCCGAATCCCGGAGGTGGTAGCGGTGGAAAACAGGAAAAAGCTAGTAAAGCGTCTGAGTACGCTAAACAGTATTCAGCACGCATGAACCCAGATGCAAAACCGGCTGATGATAATGCACCAGCTAATTTCTAAGAAAAGGAGATTTTAAAACATGGCTTTCATGAAAATTAAGCAGTACGAATCTACCCCGAATATTCTTGAATCTGAGGTAGGACTTGTACTCAAAACTTACACAGCAGATCAGACAAATGCAGTTGCAGTTAATGACAGAAAAATTATTAAGGCAGGTTCCGTATACCCAACAAACGCAACCGGCGCAAAAGGTCTTGTGTTTGAAGATGTGGATATGACAGACGATGAGAAGCGTCCAATTTCCGTTATTGTTGCCGGACGTGTCCTAGAAGACCGACTTCCCGCAACTGTTGACACAACTGCAAAAACTGAATTACAGGCACTTGGAATTGTGTTTGTAGAAGAAACCGAAGTTGTATTTTAAGGAGGATAATAAGCAATGGCATACAATGTATTAGAAGCAATCAGCGAGGAAGAAAGACTTAATTTCTCCCAGAATTTCTCTGTTAAAAGACCTGGAATCCTTGATACCATTTTCCCGGATGTAAAAACAGATTACTGGAAGGCTGAATACTACAGACTTATGAGCGGACAGCGGCTTCCGGAAATCGCATTTGTACATGCCCTTGACACCGAAGCAGAAATCGGTTCCAGACCTGGTTTTGAAAAGGTGTTGACCGAGAAACTTCTCATTAAAAGGAAGCTCAATCAGTCCGAGAGCTTACAACAGGCTATCGAGAACGGTGTACCAGATAATGAGGAACTTACAGACTTTGTATTCGATGACGCGACAAACCTTTTTGAGGCCGTCCTTGCCAGAACCAAAGTTATGAAAGGCCAGGCACTGTCTACTGGAAAACTTGTTATCAAAGAAAACAAGGTGGACATGACTATTGATTTTGGAGTTCCGTCTGAATTAAAAATTACCATTACAGACTGGTCTAAACCAGATTCTGATATTATGGGTGATATTCAGAAAATGGTTCAGCTTGCAGAAGATGGCGGCTATGTTGTCAATAAGGCAATTACCTCTCTTAAAATGATTAACAACATGAGAAACAACACCGGAATGCAGACCGCAGTTCTTGGAGCTGCAAATAAACGTCTTCTGACGAAACAGGAGCTTGCGAACCTTCTCATGCAGGAGTACGGAATTACAATTGATCGCTGTGACGAAAAGTTCCGTTACAGAAGCAAAGGCATTGTTAAAACAGGTAGATATTTCAAAGAAGATGTATTTACCCTGTATGAATCTAACCAGGATGGTTCTTTTGGTACTGGACTTTGGGGCGCAACACCAGAGGAAAAAGAGTACCGTCAGTTCATTCAGCAGCAAAACCGTTCCTTTATTACCATGTCCATGTGGGCTACGCCAGATCCAGTTGCAGTATGGACGAAAGCTTCTGGAATGTTCATCCCGGTTGTACCGAAAGCAAACGGCGGTATCGTGATCGGTACCAAGGCGGGGGAATAACCGGGCATAGTCTCGATGAAAACAGCCAGTCACCATCTGTAGTAAGTGCTTATGATGAATCAAAACATAAGTATACAGAAAGCGAGTTGTCTAATATGACTGTATCTCAGTTAAGACAACTCGCAAGTGATAACGGCTATGCCCTGACAGCAACTAATAAGGCTGGAATAATATCAGAGATTTTATCTCAGCAAAGGTAGGTGATTAAATGGACGAACAGCTTATAGAGGATTTGACAAATTATCTTGAAGATGATGAAGAAACTGCGAGGATGATTCCTCTTTCAGTAAAGAGGGCTATTCGTTCATTTAAGAAGAAAAGGAATTATCCTTCATCTTACAGTGATGAGAAAATAAATTCCGATATGGAGAAATGCTATGACTGCATATTTGATTTGGCTCTTTTCTTTCTAGTAAAGCAGGGAGCTGAGTTTCAAGGATCACATTCCGAATCCTCTGTGAATAGAAGCTGGGATTCCGAAACTGAAATCTATGTAAATCATGGAGTTTTTCCATTTATCGGATTCTAAGATGGTGTGTGCGTGATACGTCAATCCTCCCACGTATCGCAGGGGTGCTTCAAAGTAGGTGGGTAGAAGCAATATCTAAAAAATGGGAGTGATGGAAAGGAATAGCGATGGGATGTGAACACGAGTGCGTCAACGAACACCGCTTAAAAGAATTGGAAAGTGCCGTCCATGAGATGAAAGAAAAGCATTCCAAAAGGGATGGAGTTTTTTTTGAACGTATCAATGCGCTGGAACAGAAAATTGCTTTATACAACAATGACCTGGGACACATTAAGGATACAGTTGACGAAATGAACGACAATTTAAAATCACTCATGGAAAAGCCAGGAAAGTTACAGGACAAAATAATTGCTTATGTCATAACTGGCATAATTGGTATTGTTTTAGGCTTTGCCCTAAAAGGCATTTTCCCGGTGTAAATATTGATTCCACTACAGGGAGGACAGTGGAATGGATGATTATAAAGACTTTTCGGAAGATGAAAGAATCTTCTATTTGCGTGAAGCTGGATTTGATTCCAGAGAAAAAGAGTTATTCCGATTGCGTGTTTACGAAGAAAAAACACTTGCAGAAGCTTCAGAAATCATGGGCTACAGCACAAGAACCGTAGACCGCATAAACAGAAAATTAAAAAAGAAAATTATGAAAGTTGCCCCGATGTATTGTCGGGGCTTTTCTTTGTATTAATAGAAAATGGCGTATTTATGGCGTTATCATGGCGTGTTAATCAACCTCTTATTATTGTAAAATATAGTTATAAAAACAAGGGAGGTTTGAGATATGCAGTATGGAAGTCCTTATTTTGCGCAACCATTTCAGCAAATACAGCCGTATCAAGATAGATTAGCGCAATTACAGAATAGTTATCAGCAGGCAATGCCATACGGACAGGCACAAATTCAACAACCAATGCCACAAGTACCGCAAATTCCCATGTTACAAGGGCAGATGGTAGATGGCATTGATACTGTAAAGGCAAAAGATGTAGATATGTCCGGTAATCCTGTTTATTATCCAAAAACAGATGGAACAGAAATATATAGAAAACAATTACAGGCAGATGGAAGAAGTAGAATTTTTGTTTACCGACTTATAAATCCGGAAGAACAACAGCAACCAAAGGCAGAAGAAAAACCGATTGACATAGAAGCTATGTTTAATCAGCTTCGAAACGATGTTTGTTCTGAGATTTCCGAAATAAAGAGTATGTTCCCGACACAAATGCCGGGAACACCGGAACCCAAGCAGAATGGAGGTAAACAGAGATGATGAATCCAATGCAACTTATGCAGATGATACGTGGTGGAGGGAATCCTCAACAAGCCATAATCAATATGATGAAACAACAGTCTGGAAATAATCCTGTAATTGACAATGCAATTAACATGATGGAAAAAGGTGATAATGCAGGAATTGAAAAACTTGCAAGAAATCTTTGTAAAGAAAGAAATATTAATCCAGACGATATACTGTCGCAGGTTAAGAACCAGTTTGGAATAAAATAAATTCGCTACAATAATTAAAAGAGCCGCGGTCTTTTGATTTTGTATAAATTACAAAAATCAATAAGGAGGTAATCGCTATGATGAATGGTGGATTATCAGCAAGCGATGTCGCTGTATTAAGCGGCTCTAATAACCGTGCAGATGAAGGCTATGGCTTTGGCGGTGGCTGGGCATGGTGGATTATAATATTGCTTATCTTTGGCTGGGGCGGTTTCGGCGGCTTTGGTGGCTGGGGTGGCAATGGTACAAATGGTGCCGGCTTCCAAGGATGGGCTACCAGAGCGGATATCAACGAGGGCTTTGCTCTGAATGATATTCAGAATGGTATCAGAGGTATTCAGCAGGGCATTTGTGATAGCACATATGCGCTTAACAATACCATGCAGAGCGGTTTCAACGGCGTGAACGTCGGAATGCTTCAAGGTTTTAATGGCGTTCAGCAGGCAATCAATGCTGATACTGTAGCCGGTATGCAGAATACCAACACATTACAGTCTCAGTTAGCAAATTGTTGCTGTGAGACCAGAGAAGCTATCCAGGGTATCAACTATAACCTGGCTACCAACACTTGTGCATTGCAGAACACAATGAACAATAACACCAGAGACCTTCTGGAAAATCAAAACAGCAACACCAGAGCAATCCTTGACTTCCTGACTAACGATAAGATTGCAACATTACAGGCAGAAAACTCTGATCTGAAACGTGCTGCTTCCCAGGATCGCCAGTCTGCATTGCTTACAACTGCAATGGCTTCTCAGACACAGCAGTTAATCAATGCAATCAATCCTGCTCCGATTCCTGCATTCCAGGTTCCTGCTCCATATGCATACGCAGGATGCAATACATATGGTAATGGTTGTTGCTAAGTAACTCGCCCTTAGAGGTTGACTAATTCTAAGAGGTGGGTTACGGCTCACCTCTTATTGATTGAGAGGTAAAAAATATGGCATGTAAGAATGTTTGTAAGCTCTGTAATCACCTTGTGCTGTCTACTGCAATTACATTCACAGGTGGAAATCTTGTGGTTACTATCCCGGAAGGAAGCTACAACAATGGAGAAAAATACTGCATTGTTTTAGCACAGTCTATTCCAAATGCAACCACAATTACTGCCCCAGTTATGATTCAGATAGGAACAGGAACAACATTGTATCCGCTAGAGAATCGTTGCTGCGCACAGGTAACAGCATGTGGTGTTAGAACAAGAACAAAATACGCAACCAGAGTTGTAACAAGTGCTACTGGTGGAGTGTTCAAAATGTTAGGAAACCCGGCATGTAGCCCGAATAACAATCTGACTGCAATCAATGGTACAGCCCCAACGACAGAAGCACCTGTTACGCAGGCTGTTAGAAAGGGGGCACTGTAATGCATAAAGTTGCAATGGAAATGGGAAAATGGGCTATGGAAAAAGCCAAAACACATGGCTTCGACAATCTCAGTGCTCAAGATTGGGATGATTTGAAAGACTGCATGGAAGCAGTAAAATGTGCGATTTGCGCTGATAAAGATTATCGTATTGTGGAAGCTATGGATGAATGCGAACAGGAAGAAAAGTATCTTGGACGCATGGGATATGACCGTTACCGCTATTCAAATGGGCGTTTCGCTCCAAAAGGTAGGGGAACCAGAAAAGGATATAGACCGTATCTGTATATGCAGGATGATGACTGGATGGATGAGTATTTAAACAATCCAGAGTTTGAGCGTAATATGTACCGCATGGGATATCATCCAGAGCGTAGTGATATGGAAAATGATGGTATGAATATGAATTGGAAGAAGTCCAGATACGGAGAATCTTATGATAAATACGATGAGAATCGTAGACACTATCATGATTCTAAGGATTCTGAATCCAAGAGAAAAATGGATGATTCCATGAAAGAATACACATCAGATATTATTCGTAACCTTACGGAAATGTGGTCGGATGCAGATGCAACGCTCAGACAGCAGATAAAAACTGACCTGAGCCGTTTGGTTCAGCAGATGACATGATTACAATATTGATTAAGCCCTTGTTGCAGTAGTGCGGCAGGGGCTTTTTAGTTGAGAAAAGGGTGGTGATAAGCCATGCTAAGACAATTTTACATGAATGGTGACATATGGAGAGTGCGCTTTGTTTCTCCCAATGATAATGTTTTGATTGACCGTACAGGGAAACGCACACTTGCCGTATCTGATTACTCCACAATGACAATTTCGATTGCAAACAACATGCATGGACAACTTCTAAACCGTGTATTTATCCATGAATTAGGGCATTGTGTAATGTTCAGCTATGGTTTACTGCCAGAGCTTCACCGTATGGTTAAGAAACGATATTGGGTGGATGCAGAAGAATTTGTATGCAATATTCTGGCAGACTACGGACAGTTTGTTATTAGAACAACAAGAGATATTTTAGGAAACCAATTTACATACGTTTCCCCTGTTGGAATGGAAAGGATGACTGCATGAGAGGATTAGTCCGTCAAAAGCAAAAAGTATATTGGTCACGAATATCCGAGAAAACACAAGGATTAGACCGCAGTAAAGTTTATGAGAAGCCAGTTCTGTTCTCTTTTTCTGTATCATCTACAGCCGGAACACCAGAAGAAATTGCAGCCGGAATAGTGCCAGATTATGACAGGTACATTACAAGCTTTAATCGAAATTTCCGTCCACAGGAAGCAGATATATTTTGGATAGATAGAATCCCACAAATAAGCGAGGACGGAAGCCTTATTTTGAACAAAGATGGAGAACCCACAGTATTGCCAGACTACACACTAAAGAAGATTTTAGACACACAAAAAGGCAATATTGCCAGATACGGAATTTCTAAGAAGGGAAACGAAGATGGGTAAGACAATAAAGTGTACCTTATCACAGAAATCAATCCGGAATGCTATTGATGAATTAAAAAATTATCAAAAATCTTTAAGGAGCAAAAATGAAATCTTCATAAAAAGATTATGTGAATTAGGGATTCCAGTTATTGACCAAAATATTTTGGCAGCACAAGGCGATTCTGATAAAAACCACAATACTTATATCAAAATTAACAGTTTTGGAAACTATGCAGAAGCTCATTTAATATGTGAAGGAATAGACCTTTTGTTTATAGAGTTCGGTGCAGGTATTCACTACAATGGTGCAGCCGGTTCTAGTCCACATCCAAAAGGAGAAGAATTTGGTTATACAATCGGTTCTTACGGACAAGGAAAAGGGAAAAATGATTCCTGGGTATATGTATCTGATTCTGGAGAATGGGTTCGCTCTTACGGTACAGAAGCCACAATGCCAATGTATAAAGCAAGCGTAGAAATTATTCAGAATATCCGTAAAATTGCCAAAGAGGTGTTCTCTTCTTGAAGATGATACCGAAGTATACTGAATGATACCAACCAATTATGTTATGATTACAGTGTTAAATTGTAGCAAGATATGCAATGCGTTCACTATGAAGGTGGGCGCATTTTTTATTGTGAGGTGACAGATATGCCAGACGCAATAGAATCTCCTGTATTGGAAGTTTTTTCAAGATGGGGAGCGGCTGTTTCTAAGGTTACTGGCGCAGACAATTATTCCATGGATGGGAGTGAAACAAATGCTTCCGGCAAAAAGGCATATGCACAGCTTTATATGCTTGGAAATCCAATTACGAGAGGTGACCTTGAAGGGAATGAATGCGCAACAATGCCATCATTTCAAGTAAATTGTTTCACCTCTGGGAGTAAAGCATTAACCAGAGTTTATGAATTGGACAAGATAAGTCACAAATCTATGGTGAGCATGGGATTCCGTCGTACATACGGACCGGAGCCTATGTTTTTTGGTGACAGTGGAATCAAAAAGCTTGTGAGCCGATACAGCCGAATATATACAGGAAAATTACTTTAAACCCAATGAACGCATAGACGCTCTTTTTTTATGCCTAAAACGAAAGCGAGGTGAGATTATGGATCAGATTTTAAGCTATGTAAAGCCGGAATTACTTGTTGTCGTTGTATTTCTTTATTTTATCGGGACAATGATTAAAAAATCAGAGAGTATTTCTGACAAATTTATTCCGATGATTTTAGGGATTCTCGGCGTGTTAATTTGCGGTCTTTATGTTTTTGCAACATCTACAGTTTCCGGTTCACAGGAAGCTGCAATGGCACTGTTTACCGCAATTACACAAGGCGTTATCGTTGCCGGATTAAGTAATTATGTAAATCAAATTATTAAGCAAGCAGGAAAAGAAGAGTAGAAAGGCGGTGATCCGCTATCTCCCGGCACAGGGTTACGTGCATAAAGCTTAAATTAAAGAAAGGAGCCTATTAAAATGACAGATTTAACAACTCTTGGCGTAACTTTCCATTATGCTGTAGAAACAGTGAGTGGAACAAAGCCAACTGCATTTACTCAAATAAAAAGATGTAGCGCAATCGGTGGAATAAGTCTTGATACTGAACAGATTGATGTTTCCGCATTGGAAGATTACTTCACACAATATGCGGCAGGAAGGCAGGATACTGGAGGCGCATGGGAAGTTACTTTTAACATGAATGCTGACGTTATAACTGCAATCGAAAAACTTTTTAAAGACTCTAAAGACGCAAAAGCTAAAGGCCTTTCAACCTGGTTCGAAGTTGCGTTCCCAGATCTTGAAAAAGCATTTTTTATTGTAGCCGAAACAGGACGAGCAATTCCTCTTCCAGAAATCGGTCAAAATGAAGCTGCGACCATCCCGATATCATTAATTATAAATGATTACAAAGGACTCGATACAAAGGTTGTAACTACATCAGAATTATAAAAAATAATGGGAGGATTATAAAATGGTAACTTTTAATGTACATGGAAAAGAATATAAGGTTGTATTTGGATATGGACTTCTTACAAAAACGGATGTTCTGGATAAAGTACAGGGAATTACAGATGGAAAAGAGAGAAGTCTTCAGAAGATGATTTCTCTTCTCCCGGAACTGCTTCTTGCCGGACTTCAAAAGAAGCACAAGGAAGAGTTTGGGTATGAAAGTGATTCTGAAAAAGAAGTTGTTCTTAATAAAGTCTGTGACCTTTTGGATGATTACGAAGATGAAGGAACTGAGGAAAATCCGAAAAGCGGATTTGATTTATACCAACTTCTTGACAAAGAATTGGAGAAAAATGGTTTTTTATCCGGTCTTCTGAATGCAGTAGCAGAAGCACAGGCAGTGGAGAAGAATGCAACGAAGCTCCCACAGGATCACAAAAAGAAAAATTAACTTTTCGAGAAGCTGTTTACCAAGAGATTCTTCCTTTATACCTCTCTATTGGTGTATCTAAAGAAGAATTTATGGATTCTACCCCAACAGAGTTAAAGCCTTATCTCGAAGCTGAAAAGATACGGCAAAAGAGAAAAGACACTGAGCTTTGGCAAGCGGGCATTTATGAAACATCAGCCACATTCACAGCTGTTGCAAATGCTTTAATGGGAAAAAAATCCAAGGCAGAGTATTTGAAGAAACCTTTGCTCGAATCAGCAGAGGAAGAAAGGCGTAAACAGGAAGGCATACTTTCCGAAGAAGAAAAGAAAAAACAGAGAAACGCACTTTTGGCAAGCTTGCAACTCATGCAGGCGAACTTTGAGCTTAACCATGAAAAGGGCAGGCAGGATGAATAAGTCTTGTCTGCCCTTTATTTTTTTGTAAAAAAGGAGGGATAAATAAAATGGCTGATAATACCATAGATACCCTTGATATACAAATTAGCAGTAGCACAGAAAAAGCAGTACGTGCGCTGACTAATCTTTCAAATAAACTCACAGATGTAAATTCTGCATTAAGCGGAGTTAACACAAACGGATTACGTAGTTGTGTAAGGGAACTTGGAAAACTAAAAGAACTTGATATAGGGAAAATGACAAGCATTGCTGTTGGAATTGGAAAATTCTCAAATTCCATAAAGACAATGGGTGGAGTAGATTATAAAGGTTCTGGACTGAATGCAGTTATCAATTCAATCAACAGGCTTAGCCAGGTTGATGTTAGTGGATTTGATTCTGGAAAACTTGGAGAAATAATCCATAAATTAAGCAACTTGGCAGAGATTCCAGATGTATCTTCCAGCGTTAATCGCTTTGTCAATTCAATGGCTAGATTAGCAAATTCTGGTGAATACATTGCAAATGTATCAGCTGAATTACCTGGGCTTGGAAGAAATCTTAAATCAATCGTAGAGAGTTTTACGAGCGTTGGAGATATATCTGAACCTGTAAATAGGTTAGTTCAGTCTATTGCACAATTGGCAAGTTCTGGAAATAGAATCGGACAAACGTCAAGCCAGCTTGGAACACTAGCAAAGGAAGTATTGTCTTTCTTCGATGTAATGAAAACTGCACCTAAAATCAGTGAGAACACCATCCGCATGACGGAAGCACTGGCAAAGTTGGCTAATGCAGGGGGAAAGGTAAATTCCGCTACAAATTCTATATCCAGTGCGTTTTCTAAATTATCATCTGCAACATCTAGCCTTGGTAATATTGTTAGTAAAACTTCTTCTATAATTGGAACCGGGGTAAAAGGCATTATTGGATGGTTTCAACGCCTTGGAAATGGTAGCTCTGGAATTAAAACTGCTTCTTTTAATCTTGGAAATTTGCTTAAAACTGCTATCGGTTTTAAGGCTATTCGTGGTCTGGCAAATTTAGGGAAAAGTGCAATTGGTTTTGGCTCTGCTATTACAGAAATCGAAAATGTTGTAGATGTTTCCTTTGGAAGCATGGCAGATGAAGCCTACAAATTTGCTTCTACGGCCAAAGAACAATTTGGATTATCCGAATTGGCAGCAAAGCAATATTCTGGAACCATGATGGCAATGATGAAATCGTCTGGTGTTGCGCAAGATGCAGCTTCTAAAATGTCAATTTCTCTTGCTGGATTAGCCGGGGATATTGCATCATTTTACAATATTGATACCGATACTGCTTTTCAGAAAATACGTTCTGGAATATCCGGGGAAATTGAGCCTTTAAGACAATTGGGTATTAATTTATCCGTTGCAAATATGGAGTCTTATGCCCTTTCAAGGGGAATTACAACATCTTATAACGCAATGTCCCAAGCTGAAAAAGTTGCTCTTCGATATAACTATTTAATGTCAGTTACAGGTGATGTGCAAGGGGATTTCGCTAGGACATCCGGTAGACTATGTGCCGCCTGATGTAGTAATACATCAGTGAAAATCGGGTAAAATCGGTGAAAGCTAAGTTGACTTAATACGAACATTTTGTTATAATATGTTTGAGGTGATTTAATGCGAACATATTATATTTACAGAGCTACAAATAAAATAACTCAAGAATCTTATATCGGGCAAACAAGCAATTTCCGTAATCGAAAATGGCAGCACGAAAGATGCTACAAAAAGGAAAAATGTAAATTTCACGATGCAATTGAAAAATACGGAACAGATAATTTTGAATGGGAAATTTTAGAAACTTGTGATACAAGAAAAAAAGCTTTAAAACTTGAAAGAAATTATATCACACTGTATAATACTTATCATAGTGGATACAACGAAAACAAAGGAGGAGTTGGCGGACATAACTCAATTCCTGTAGTTTGCCTTGCAAAAGATGGAACTTTTATTAAAAGATATGATAGTGCAGCTGAAGCAGAGAAAGACGGCTTTTGCGCAAGCTGTGTGTTGGAATCTTGCAGGAGTGAAACGCGTACTGACCATGGGTGCATTTTCATGTATGAGAAAGACTTTCAACGTTATGGATCACGAAAGTACGCTCCGCCAGAATCAACAAGCATGAGAAGTATTATTCAATGTGATAGCAACGGAAATTTCATACAAAAATTCAAAAACGTCCAAGAAGCTTCAGAAGTGACGGGTGCTAATCGTACGACTATTTCTGGAGTTTTAAGTAAAACATATAAATCTGCAAACGGCTTTATTTTTGTATATGAAGAAGATTTCCCGATAAAAGATTTGAGTGATTATCAAAAACGAAAAAAAGGTAGAAAAGTAGCTCAAGTAAACCCTGATACAGGAGAAATATTAAAAGTGTTTAATAGAATATCGGATGCAGGAAAAGAATTAGGTGTGTGCTACAAGGGCATACACAAGGTAATCGACAAACCTGATAGAACTGCATTTGGATATAAATGGATAAGTCAATAAGTTAATACCGAGATAAGGCTATAGAACAAAAGCTATAGCACATTGTAGAGCGTAGGGATTGAACCTAGGCTCTTTTTTATTAAAGAGTTTAGAATATAATATCCCCAAGAGTATCCGACATCCTTATGGGATGAAAATGTACGCCGAACTTATAGGAAACTATAAGAACTATAGGATAAAAAGCCTATAGGATAACATTAATTGACATACGCAAATCAATTACGTTTACTTACCTTGAATTTCCAGTCACTTTCCGCAGTAATTGGGCAAGGATTGATTGCCGGCATTCTTCCTGCTATTCAAGCTCTTAATGCACTTATGTCAAAACTTATGCAAGCTGCGAATGTGTTCCGTAACTTCATGTATGTATTGATGGGAAAGAAACTAAAAGGCTCGCAGAGTGGAGTTAGTGATATCGTATCTAATTTAGGTGGTATAGAAACAGCTGGTGATGACGCATCTTCTGGGCTTGATGACGCTACATCATCTGCTAAGAAACTGAAAAAGGCACTTTCCGTATTGCCATTCGACCAATTGAATCAGCTTACCGATAATTCCGATAATTCTGGAACTGCATCTAAAAGTCTTGGTTCTGGACTTGGAGATTTGGCAGATAGTTTTTCTGGAATACAAGATTCACTGGATGAAGTTTTGACTGTTGACGAAACACCAATCAATAAATGGGCTGCTAAAATCAGAAAAGCATTTATCAATAAAGACTGGCAGGGATTAGGCTTTACTATTGCAGATATGATAAATGTTGGAATGGAGAAAATATACGAAGTTATTAATTGGAATAATGTTGGCCCGAAAATAACTGAATTTGTAAATGCATTTACAACAGCATTTAATTCTATGGTTAGCGGAATTGATTTCGACTTAATGGGAAGAATGCTTGGAGCTGGAATTAACACGGCAGTAAATACCCTAAACCTGTTACTCGGAGAGGGAGGAATAGATTTTTCCGGAATAGGGGCAAAACTGTCTCAACTTTTAAAAGGTGCTATAAATGAAATTGACTGGACAGGCCTTGGAAACTTAATAGGAAACAGTTTTATGGCATCTTGGAAAATGCTTTCTGGCTTTGTAAAGGATATGTCTAAAAAGGATGGTGCTGGAATTACTGGATGGGGTAAGCTTGGCACTGCTATTGGAAAAGCCTTAAATGGTGCAATAAAAAAGATAGACATGAACGCAATTGCAGATGCACTTTCTGGTTTATTAAACGGAGCGTTCGAAAGCTTAAAATCATTTACAGAAACATTTAATTGGGATGATCTCGCAACCAAGATAAGAGATGGAATCGCTAAATTCATCAAAGACACAAATTGGAAAGAGAACGGACAGGCTCTTGGAGATTTTATATCTCACCTGTGTACCGCATTAAAAGATTCTCTCACTACAGACACATTCTATGAGTTCGGACAAGGAGTTGGAACATTCCTTGGTGAATTGCCATGGGGTGAAATCCTTAGTACCGCAGCTGATCTGCTATTAACTGGGCTTACCAGTGCATTAAACGGATTATTCGATGGATTAGAGGAAAAGCACCAGATAGCCGGACATATTGCAGAATGGCTTACAAAAGCATTTATTGCAGTAAAAATAGCAAATATCACAGGTATTGGAACTCTTGTTGGTTCACTTGTGGGACATATTGCAGGAAAAATAGCTGAAAAGAAAAATGCAGAACTAATTGCAGATAAACTTGCGGATGTGATAGGAAATGGTACAAGTGCGGCAAGTGAAGCAATAAAGGGAGTTGGAGATGCAGCGGAAACAGCTTCAACAGGCGGACTTAAAACGTTTTCTTCAACGCTTGGTACTATATTTGGAACCGCTGGGATTGTATTTGTTGCAACGGCATTATCTGTTAAACTTGCTAAAGGAATTGCAAGTATCACGGAAGCTGCACAAGGTGGAAATGGTATTCTCACACAAACAGGTGGTTATCTCCATGATTATGCAGGCGAGATGGAAAGCGCGCATAAAATAACACAAGACCAAGCAGAAGAGCTTTGGAAGTTAATTGAAGCAGATGAAAGTGCTGGAAAATCAAATTCTGAAATGTACGATAGTTTCATTCAGAAACTTGGAGAATTTGGCGTATCAACCGAAGATGCAAGAAAAATTCTCGAAAAATACGGCGCACAGGCGGGCGTATCAACTGGATTTTTGGAAGATATGACTGATAAAGCTGTATCCCTTGGAGATGGTGTATCTGAATCAGCTGGAAAATTTGACACAACCAAAATCAGTATATCTGATTTGAAAGACGAACTTTATCTTTTAAGTCTTAGCTCTGATCAATTTAGTGGAGACTACTTAACTGCTAAAGATGCTCTTGATAGTGCAATATCTGGAAGAACATATGCTAATACAGAAGAAGCACTAGACGCAGTCTATACGTCATTAAAAAATGCTGGCGTTCCGTTAGATGAATTAGATGAAAAACTCAGAAAAGATTTTCCAGATGCAGTTGTTACAATGGAAACAAGTGCAAAGAATTCTTTCGATGGAATGAATACATCTGTGAAAACAGCAGTGGGAGGTATTACTACCGCTGTTGCAAATGCTTCTAGCTCCGTATCATCCAAGACAAAAACTGGTTTTGGACTTGCTAACACTGCCGTAAGCACGGCAATGGCTGGGATGAAAAAAAGCACAGAAAGCACAATGCCTTCCATTTGGTCAAAGATAAAGAACACGAATGATGATGTTGAAACCAACTCTAAAACAAATTGGGGAAATTCTGCAAATGCTGTATCGAAAGCCCTCGGAACCATGGATACCGATACCAAAGATATAATGGGTAAGGTTATGACCACCATTCAAAGCTATTGGTCTTCTGTTCTTATCAATACAAACCAGATTTGGGAAAAGGCTTCTGGTAAAGTTGACACGGAAACTGGAAAAATGAAAACCTACACAGAATCTAATTTGTCTGGGATTTCGGATAAAATTAAAAGGCTATTTAATGTTAATCTTACATCAATTGGTCGGGAAACTGCTCAATCATTTGCTGATGGCATGAAACAAGTACATTTACCGACTCTGACTTATTATATTTCAGAGTGGAGAAAACATGATCTTGGAGGTGGAAGAACCAGTTCTACACCAGTTTACAAGCCTAATTGGTACGCCAAAGGTGGTCTTTTCAACGGCGCACAGGTAATTGGTATCGGTGAAGCCGGTTCCGAAGCCGTTCTTCCACTGGAAAATCCACGAACCATGAAGAAGATTGCAGACAGCATTGTTTCCAGTTCAGACGGAAGCATGGGACTTACAAAAGAAGAAATGACAAAAGCAGTAGCGCAGGGCGTTGCAATGGCAATGAGTATGAACAGCGGGAACAAGAATCCGCAGTACATTATGAACAGTATTATTCTGGACGGAAGCGAGATTGCGAAAGCAGTAACAAAAGCCCAAAATGATACAGATAGCCGTTTCAAACCGTCCCCGGCATATTGATTTTTGACTGATTGTGTGGTATAATTTTTTTAATGAAGAAGTACACACGGTCTTGATTTTTGAGCCGCTAAGAAGAAATTAATATTTCTCGATTTTGAGGAATTTTTATCTTACTTGGCGGCTCTTTTTATTTTATCCATCAATATAAGGAGGAATGGAGAATGGAAAATGAAGTTTTGATAACAAGTGAACAGACACCTATTGAGATTGCACTTGGGATTGACGAAGAAGGCATGACTACTGCAAGAAAACTATATTCATTTTTAGGACTTGCACAGGGACAATTTTCAAGATGGGCGAAAACAAATATTATCGACAATTCATTTGCGGTAGAAAATGAAGACTATTGGGGGTTCGACATTTATGTCGAGGGTAATAAAACTGTTGATTATAAGATAACTGCCCATTTCGCCAAAAAACTTTCAATGCTATCAAAATCTGAAAGAGGAGAACAAGCAAGAAACTATTTTATTGGTTGCGAACAATCCTTAAAAATTGCTTTTAAAAAGCAGCGTGCAGCAGAACTTGAACGAGCTAAAGGAATAGCAGTAAGACAGGCATTGACAAAGGCAATCCAGCAATCTTCTGAAAATGAAAGAATGCACGGACATGCCTATTCTACATATACGGACGTTATTTACAAGTCCATATTTGGTAAAAACACCAAGCAACTAAGAGAGGAATTCGGAATCACAAAAAAAGAAAGTATGAGAGATTATTTTTCAGAAGAAGATTTGGTGAAAATCCAGAATGCAGAAATGCTTGTGAGCGCATTAGTCGGATATGGCTGGGGATATAACGAAATAAAAGAATTTATTCTGAATAAAGGAATTAATAAAATTGCGGCATAATTTTGAATTTTTAGACAGCCCGCATTTAAAATGAGGTCTGGAAAGGTTCGATTTTAAATCGAACCTTTTCACAGGGAGGAATATCATGTCATATAAAAATTACATCTTAATCCAAAAGCATTTATTCCGTAGCGAATACATTTTCGCAGATACAGAAGAGTATCTGGCAGACCAACTTTTTAAGAATGAGAAAATTAGAGTGAATTTCGGAAAAGAATTTGGACATACAGAAGAGAAGTATCTTCTAATTTCCTGTAAAATCTGGAATAAAGACCAAGGCAAGTTTTTTAGAGCCATGGAAAAACTGAGGAATAAAATGCCACTGGTCGGGAAAACCGACTATGAGGAATTTTGCAAGGAAACATTCAAAATGTTTGATTAATTAATTTCGGTAAAACCAGTGGGCTAGGTTGGCCGCCGAAAAGCGTAATTCCATGATACGTCTGTCCACTGTTTTTATAAATCATGGGTCTGCGACAAGAAAGTAGTCGCGCATTAACGACATGGAGGTTATCTAATATGAATTCTGAAATCAGAGAAATATCCCAAGAAGAAATAAAAGCGAGAGTAGCGTTTCTTTCATCCGCAAAATGTAATCATACACCACACAAATATATTGATATTGCTGGTGGATTGATTGAGGGTACGCTATTATCAAGAATTTTATATTGGTTTTCTGAGGATAAAAATAAAAGAAGAAAAGTGCGCATTTTTAAAGACGGCCATTATTGGATTGCAAAACAGAGAAAAGATTGGCAAGAAGAAATTAGAATTACAGAACGCCAATACGATAAGGCAATTAAAGAACTGAAAAATAGAGGGTTTGTTGAACTCGCAAAATATAAGTTTAATTCCATGCCTACAGTACATATTCGCCCATTGTGGGAAAATATCAATAAGGCTGTTGCTGTTTGGGAAAGTGAACTTGAAAAAGAAATTGTTTCCGAATTTCAAAATGAAGCAAAAGGGAATAACGAAAAATGTAATTCCCAAGGGAATGACGAAAAATGTAATTCGGGAATTACAGAAGGAAGCACTTCTTTAACATTACCTACTAACAATGATTATCATAATAACAATGATTACTTTCAAGAGAAAACAGAACCAGACTTTATTGATAATAAAGAAAAAAAGACTTTATCTTATACAGATAAAGATAATCAGACTTCTGCTCCTAATAATTATAATAAATTAAATATATATAATATACCTCCTAGAACCAAGGAGCAGAAAGCCAACCGTTATAATTCCAGGAACCAATCATCTCTCTTAGATTATAAAGACGAGGATGTTGAAAACTTGGTAACTGAAATATACGAAAACATTTACGGAACCAAAGAGAATATTTTTGAAGACCATGACATTTGCCTGTCTATATTCTTGATCACAGAGTTTTTCAAGAAATATCAAAAATACCGTGAAGAAAAGCACCCGATGGTTACGCCAAGCCAAGCTGAAAATATTCTGAAAATTATACGCAACCCAGATACAGATATGGCAAAAGATGATTTAGTAGACGATAAAGAGGAACCACTGTTCTATCTTGACATGATGGAGGAACATTTTAAGACAAAGTGGGGGAAAAGAAACGGAGGAGATTTTGATTATAGAATCATGTTATTCTTTAAAGACACCACACAAAATATGTTATATCAAAGAGTGAAAAAGAACAGGGAGGACACACTATGATATTTTGGCTATCAGTAATCATTTTTGCGGTCGGCGTTGTTATTCTGATTGCAAATAGAATAGGCGAATCTTTAAGCTACAAATATGAGTATTCAAATGTGAGTGGATTTATACTGTCTTTTGGTGTGGTAATTTCTTTCATCAGTGTAGTATGGTTCCTGGTAGCCGGATTGATTTTACTTCTCACCAAAACCAATGTTACCGCCACCAGACAGGCAAATGCCGAGAAATACAAAGCATTGACTTACAAACTGGAAAGTGAAGCTTGCCGAGATCAATTCGGACTTCTTAACAAAGAAATTATTGACGAGGTACAGAGATGGAATGTAAAAGTAACTTACTACAAAGCAATGGAAGATAACTTTTGGGTTGGAATCTATTACCCAGATGTGTACGGTGATCTGGGGACGATTGATTATGAGACATATGAGGGAGGACAAAAACCATGAAAAGAATCAAAACACTACTGGCGATAATTACCTTTATTTGCATTATCACAGGGCTAACAGGCTGTGCAGCGAATGACGATTACATGAATGACGTGAAAGGAAATCTTTCTGGAAACAGCTACACAATCTATACCTACGATAACTACGGCAAAAAGGTTATGACCACCACTGGGGACAAGATTAATATTTCCGGGAATAAAACGAAATCTAAGGGCTACGATAGCGAGGGTAACGAAACAACCAGCTATGACGTATCTTCCGTTATTACAATTCTGATTGACGGTAAAGAAATTGAAAGCTGTGGTGATACTTGTATTTTTGAGCAAAAAGGATTGGAGCCGGAGGTTGATTTTACCCAGGAAGATATTACCAGTCATTCAACCGGGAAGATTTCAGAGAACGCATACATAGCCGGGATTCTAAATTATTATAAAAATTATTTCGGAAAATCTAGGGTTGTAGTAATTAAATCCCAACTTGGACAGCCCATAGCCGCATATTCTGGTGACGAGGTGTTCTGGAAAATCCCGGACGATCTGCCTAAAATGACAAAGCTAATGATTGACGGAAAAGCTCTTTATATCCACAGGGCAAATTTCCAGATTATTGATAAAGAATTACTGCAATAAAATAGCCAAATTTGTTTTAAAACCTTTTACCAGATAAAATATAGGCGAAATCAAATAAAATTGATTTTTCGCCAAAAAAGCCAAATAATTGTGGAGAATTAAAACATATGAGCCAAATAGGAAAAGAACTTCCAACAGAATATTCAGACCGTTTTGATAAATTACGACAGAATAGGGTTGAGGTAAGCTTTTACAAATATGGCACAGCAAAGGATAATTTCGGGGAGAAACTGGTTAATGCATTGGAATCACATGATTTGTGCATTGAAAAATACAGAAAGACCGGAAATACAGAATATCTTTGTGACGCTGCTAATTATCTAATGTTTGAGTTTATGTATCCGCAGATTCAAGGAGCATACTTCAAGGCAACAGACAGCGGAGAAAGTGCCGGAGTTGCCGGCACACCAATTAATCAGCTGAAGGAGAAGTGGTATTGATGGACTTTAAACAGACTTATTTCTCCCTCTGGCAAGAAATATGGAACCTCCACAAGAAGTATGCCTTTATCTCAAAGGATGATATTCCACAGTGGGAAAATCTCACCATGGAAGCAAGCCGGATTCACGATAAATACTCCGATTCGGTCGGCGCGAAATTTGCCGAAACTCTTTTGTTTGCCGTAACTGTGGAAATTGATAGAAAAGCGAAATAAGACTTTCAGAATACGTCCCAAGGTGGTACAATATGGGTATCAAATATTGGGAGGTACGTATGTATGAAGAAAGTAAAAAGAGTTATTGCTGCTGCAACCGTGATGGCGAGTTTGGTAACTGCGACACCTGTCATGGCGTTTAAGTGGGAAATTGGACAGAAGGAAGAAACTAAAGAAGCAACACAAATAGAACCAGCAACAGAAGAAGAAACAGAAGCGGTATTTTCTGTATGCAAGGATTTGTGGGAAGATTTGGAATTGAAAACTTATAAAATGAGCCATTCAGAGATATTTGGAGATTCTGATGATTCTGCGGATACAGAAATCCACTACGAAGATGTAATCAAAGAAATATATTCAGAAAAAATTAATGATTATCCAGACTTTTCAATGGGAGACAAGGTAAAAATAAATGGATATGTGTTACAGACCATAGAGCTTCCGACAGAACAAGAATGGCAAGCAAATAGTGTTAATAAGGCTGGCGCATATCGTGTTGAAATTTCAATTGATAATTCTATAACATATACAGGATATGATGAATTTGCAATGTTCGTAAGAAGCAACAACTCAAATGTATTAAAACTACAGGTGGGAGATTACGTTACTGTTGAGGGAATATTTTTAAAACCAGATTCAATTTCTGCACAAGATTATATATATGATTGCACTATCTCAAAATGCGAAGATACACCACAAGTACCGCTTGGAAAGAAAAATGCGCTGAAAGAAGCTATAGACTATTTAGATATAAATTCGTTTTCTTATAATGGAATAATTCAACAATTGAAATTTTCACAATATACAGATGAAGAAGCTAAATATGCAGCAGACTTTTGTGGAGCAAGTTGGAATAGACAAGCTGAAAAATCTGCTAAAAGTTATTTGGATATTACAAGTTTTTCAAGAGATGGGCTGATTCAGCAATTGGAATTTGATGGCTTTACTTCTGAACAGGCAGAGTATGGGGTCACTCAAGTAGGGTATTAAAATGATTAGGCTAGGGATTTCTCCCTAGCCTTTATTTTAGTTCATCCAATTATATGTGTAAGAATCATTAACATATACTTCAAATCTATCTGGCGTTATTGTATCGTAATTCCTATCGTGAGGGAATCTAAATTCAAGATAAGCAGTTGAACCAGGATTTTCAACGTGAGCAAATTGATAATCATATCCAACTATTCTTCCATCTTTGTAAAATACGACTGCAATAGTTGTGTAAGAGTTTCTTTTTCCATTATTAGTTACTTTTACCATAACATTTCCAGCTCCAAAATTAGCTGAATAGTGTATTCCGGAATTGTTCAAAATAAGGCTTGAAGAAGCCTTTTCAATTTTTAAATTAACTTTGAAAGAATCCCAGGTCTTGTCAGCGTTCCAACCTTGAAGTGCACATTTTGAATGTGGAGCAAAAGCGTATATACTATCAGAATCCGTTCCAATCATAGAACCATTCAAAAAATAAACAAACTCAACTCTAACACGTACTGCATAATCATAATGATTTTCAAGAATTGCCACAGCTCCATACGGTGTAGATTCTGCATGATATGTAACAATATTCTTCTTACCGCTACTGTTAGTGCTAGGATTTCCTCCAAAACCACCATTGCCGTTAGAAGCCTTTTTCACGGTAACTTTACAAGTGTATTTCTTTTTGCCGACCTTTGCAGTAATCGTTGCGGATCCTTTTTTCTTAGCTTTTACTCGTCCTTTAGAAGATACCGTTGCAACAGATTTCTTACTACTTGTCCATTTTACCTTTCCCTTTGTACCGGTTACTTTTAATTGTAATGTTTGCCCGACTTTTAAAGTGGCTTTTTTCTTGTTGATTTTGTCAGCCGCCGATACTGGAACTGCCATACAGACAATCAGTAACATTATAGTCAAAACTGCCAGTAACTTTTTGGATTTTTTCATATGCGTTTTCCTCCCTAAATGTATGATACTTATATTTTACCATTCCAAAATGAATAGTGGAATAGGAAATTAGGAAAAAGTTTATGGAACTAACATTTATATAAAATAAATGATACCAAAGTATACTGAAAGATACTTTTACCGTATGTTATAATATAAAATCATAATAAGCAATTTTTAAAGCGTTTACCTCTTCCGGGTAGGCGCTTTTTTGTTGCCAAAAAATAAATCATAAAGGAGATATGAATTTATGCTGGTAGAAATCGTTGGAAAAAGATACGAAGAGAAACTTATTACAACAAGTCTGAAAGTTGCAGAGGTTTTTGAGAAAGAACATAAGAATGTTCTACAATCAATTGAAAATCTCGTGGCTGATAATTCAGCCGCCAAATTTTTTCAACTTACAACATATAAGAACCGTGGAAAAGAATATCCAATGTACGAAATGGATAGAGATGGTTTTTCCTTGCTCGTAATGGGCTTTACTGGTGAAAAAGCCTTACAATGGAAAATTAAGTATATTGAAGCCTTCAACAAGATGGAAAGCGAGTTAAAACGCTTATATACAGAACGCCAGCAATGGCAAATTGAACGTGACAAGGGTGTTGTTATTCGGCATATCCTCACAGATACAATTAAGATGAAAATAACAGAAAGCCCAAATAAGAGATTTGCTTATCCAAATTATACAAATCTGATTTATCGCAATTTGTTCGGAAAGACAGCAAAAGAGCTTGAAAGTGATTATGGAGTAAAAGCAAAAGAGAATCTTAGAGATTTCTTCACAGGTGATGACTTGGCGAAAGTTCAGAGTATGGAAATGCTTGTAAGTAGCCTTATTAATTGCGGATGGGGATATCAGCAAATTAAAGAATTTATCCGAAGCGAAGCAACAAAAATGATTGCATGAGGGTTAGCATATGGCAGAAGCATTTTTAAAAGTGGATGGGGTAGCAATGCCCTGTCCTTCTTCTTTTACATGGGGATTACAGGATATATCGGCATCAGAATCCGGCAGAACAGACGATACGACCATGCACAAAAACAGAGTTGGACAGAAACGAAAGCTGTCTGTAGGTTGGAATGGCCCAGATTGGGACACTGCTTGCAAAATTATACAGGCAGTAAATCCAGAGTACATACAAGTCACATATCCAGACTTGTTATCTGCAAACAAGCACGAAACCAGAACATTTTATGTTGGTGACAGGGAATCCCCTTTTAAGTGCTGGTGGGTTGGCAATGAGCGCATGGAAGGACTTAGTTTTGATTTTATCGAGAGGTAAGATATGCGAAATTTATCAACGGAATTTAAAGAACAACAGAATAGTGGGAATCGTAACTATCTGAAATATGCAGATTTTACCTTTACGGATGGAAGCACATTATCCATTACCGACAAAGACTTATGGTCTAATGGCTTCAAATTTGAGGATGCAGTATCGCAAAGTGGTTCTTTTGATATCGGCGCAGCTATTGTAAATAAGCTGACATTGCAGATCAACAACTTTTCTGGCAAGTACACAGATTACATCTGGGATGGAGCAAGGGTTGTTTGCCATATTGGGCTTGAATTGTCCACTGGTATTGAAAAAATCCGTATCTGTACTATGACGGTAACAGATGCTCCATATCAAAGCACTGCAATTATCAGCCTAACTTGCGAAGATTCAATGCGATTATTTGATCGCGATTATTCAGAAAGTAAACTGACTTATCCGGCAACAAGATTACAGATCATCCAGAATGCTTGCGAGGTGTGCGGAGTAACACTTCAATCTACAAGGTTTGATAATGATGATTTTGTGATTCAGAATCGACCAGATGATAGCAGCATTACTTTCCGACAGGTAATTGCATGGGTAGCACAAATGGGCTGTCAGTGGGCGAAAACAGATGCATACGGCAGATTATGCCTTGACTGGTACAAAAATGAAGTACCGGATAATTTTTATGATTTGGTGGAAACTCCATGGAAAGATATTGAAGGGAAAGACATCTTAGATACTACCGGCGCACAGATTATCACTGTTATGCAAAAGGGTATTACAGCCATAGATACAAATGGATTCACACCATGGCTGTACGATGTTGAAATAACAGGTGTAAAAGTTACAGAATACGTTGAAAATTCTTCTAAAAATGAAGCAAAAACATATCAGTCGGGGAAATCTGGCTATGTTATCGAAATCAGTGATAATAGGCTAATCCAAGAGGGCTCCGGGGAGAAAATCTGCCAGATTATCGCAGACAGGTGCGTGGGGCTAAAATTCAGACCATTTACCACAGGCGCATTGACTAATATAGCATGGGAAGCTGGTGACACCATTGCAATTTCTGATAGAAATGGAAAACAGTACAAGAGCTTCCTAACTTCTGTTACTTTGAATCCAGGCGCATTTGAGCAACTTGAGTGCAGTGCTAAAAGCGTATCTAGGAATAAGCAAAAGCAGTATACACTAAGCCAACAGGTGCAAGCCGAAAGCAAAAAGAACTTAAAAGATGAACGCACCGCAAGAGAAAAGGCAATTGAAGAATTGTCTCAAAGATTGTCTGAATCTTCCGGTACATATACTACTGTGGAAACACAGCCGGACGGAAGCAACATCTATTATCTTCATAATAAGCCGCAGTTATCCGATTCTGATATTGTATGGAAAATGACTGCGGAAGCGTGGGCTGTATCTACAGATGGTGGACAACATTGGAATGGCGGCATGACGGTTGATGGTGATGTAATTGCCAGAATCCTTACTGCCACAGGCGTTAATGCTGACTGGATTAATACAGGAACTATTAAAGCAATTGACAAAGACGGAAATACAACTTTCCTGGTTGATGTAACAACAGGAAGGGTTATTATCAATGCAGATTCTATACAAATCAAAGGAAAAGATGTTAATGCAATTGCAAAGGAAAAAGCAGAAGCAGAAGTAAATAATTTTATAAGCAATACATACACAACTGATATCAATAATTTGCAGTCTCAAATCGACGGACAGATTGAGACTTTTTTTTATGACTATGAACCAACCTTACAGAATATCCCGGCTTCTGGATGGACTACAAACGAAGAACGAAAGAAACATGAGGGTGACTTATTTTACTGGAAAGCCAAGGGATATGCATACCGTTTTATGCAAGATGGGGCAACTTGGAAATGGCAATTGGTACAAGATACCGATATCACGTTAGCACTTGCCGCCGCAGAAAAAGCGCAAGATACGGCAGATCATAAGCGTAGAGTATTCGTAGTTCAGCCAGAACCGCCTTACGATATTGGGGACTTATGGACACAAGGCTCTAATGGTGATTTGATGAGATGTAAAGTTGCCAGAGCAAGCGGTTCTTATGATTCTTCCGATTGGGAAAAAGCTTCAAAATACACAGATGATAGTTCGTTAGATTTATTTATCAATGGTGTTTTTAAAGATTCTCTTAATTCTTTAAAAACACAGATCGATGGAAAGATTGAGACCTGGTATCAGCCAAATGATCCATCTGTAAAATGGACAAAAACAGAGGAATTACCGTGGTGTGATATTGACGGAAACAAGATTCTGGATGAATCCGGGAATGAAATTGTCTTGGTATGGGAATCTGAGAAAACAGAACATGAAGGTGACCTTTGGCATAATACTTCTGATAACACGCAATGGATATACAAATCTGGTGAATGGCAACCACAATCCATACCAAATGAATTGCTGGACAAGATAGATGGGAAGTCATCTGTCTATATGGTTCAGCCAAAACCACCATATTACGAAGGTGACTTGTGGGTGACAACCAATAGTGAAGGAAAGGCTTCCCTCAAAACCTCCACTGTAAATCGTGTTGATGGAAATTTTGACGCATCTGATTGGATAGATTTCAAGTATGCCGATAAGGACGATATAAAAAACGCAATTGATAATTATGATACCAGTCTTGGACAGGATGAAGTGTTCAACAAGCTTACAAAAGGCGGAACGGAACAGGGAATCTACATTCAAGACGGAAAAGTATTTATCAATGCAAAATACATTTTAGCTGGATTGCTTGCCGGTGAGAGAATTAACGGTAGAGGGCTAAAAGTCATTGATGATAACAAGAACGTAACCTTAGAAATCGACAGTAAAGGAAACGTCATCCTAGCTCCAAAGACTTTTTCGCTACAAGGAAAGACAGTCAATGAGATTGCTAATAGCTCGGCAAAATCAGCTGTCGATGGACAGACACAAGCCGATATTTTCAACAAACTCACCAATGGCGGCAAGGCACAGGGAATTTACTTAGATGGAAAAGGAAATCTCTATGTAAATGGAGAATACGTGCAAGCCAAAGGAATTAGGGTTGTTGATGGAAATGGAAAAACCACTTTTGCCATTGACAAAACCACTGGTGCAGTAACAATTTCAGCTTCCAGTTTTGCTCTTGGGGATAAGAGTATTTCCAGTATTGCAAGTGAGGAAGCACAAAAGAAGATTGATGCATTGCCAAAAGATACGGACAATCTTTTAAATGGGTATCTTCTTACAAAATCAGATGTAGAAACATATTGGGATTATAGTGGAAGTATTAATTATGATGTGATAAATCCTAATAAAAGTCGTGATGGTGCAGTTGCTATTACAGCGAATGGCTCTGATTGCTATTTGAGCGCAAAGAGAAGTAATAACCAGGTTGTACGATTGCCTGGAACATATCAAGTGTCAGTCTGGCTAAAAGCAACTCAAAACATGAAAATAAAAGTGTCGCTAAATAGAGTAGCACAAGATGTAAGCGTCACTACAGAGTGGAAAAAATATGAATTTTTGCAAACCGTAACAACAGTAAACTCTGATTATCAATTATTTACAATTGGTGGATTTGGAAGTTTTACAAGTGGAACTCTTGGAATCTACCGCCCAGAAGTTACAGTGGCGGTAAGTAGTGAACATGTATTGAACTTGCTCACAGATAATGGGGCAAAGCAAGGAATATACATGTATAATAACAACCTTTATGTAAATGGACAATTTATTAAAGCACTAAGTATAGCTGCTGACGCTTTGAAAGCTGGTGCTGTTACCACTGAAAAATTAGACGCAAAAGCGGTCACGGCAGAAAAAATGTCCGTGCAGGAACTTGCAGCAGTTGGAGCAACAATTGCAGGTTTTATTATCAGTAGTGACAGAATAAAAAGAACACTGTCTGGCAATACATTAGATATATTCGCAGGAAATGAATACAATCCTCCTAGTTTACTTTCACAAAATTCAACAGGCGATTTCGTGAAATACTCTGGAAATGGGGTACAATCGAGCACACCTGCGTCATTGACTTTAGTTCTGGGAGATACAACCTCTAAAAACGGATGGACATCTGGAGCAAAACATTATTTGGGAAGAACTCAATTTAATGAAGAGGTGAAAGTAGTTGGAAACTTCTCCGTCACAGGAACTAAATCCGTTATAGCTGAAACAGAAAACTATGGCGATCAACTATTCTATTGCTATGAAACCCCAACCCCGACTTTGGGAGATTTTGGCGGTGGAGTAATTGGGAAAGACGGAATGGCAATCATCTCAATTGATGATATATTCCAGGAATCAACAGAAACAGTAATTGAATACTATGTATTCCTTCAAAATGAGGGAGAAGGGCAGTCTTGGGTATCTGAAAAGTCAGATACCTATTTTGTTGTCAAGGGAACCCCAGGATTGCGGTTCGCATGGGAACTGAAAGCTAAACAGAAGAACAAAGAGTATATCCGTTTCAATGCCGGAAAAGAAGACCGAGAAGTGAATTTTGAGACAGTCAACCTTGAAAATGTAATGTTCGAAGAACGCGAAAAAATTATACAAGAAATGGAAGGAGAATTATTATGAGCGTGATTAAAAAGCTTACATCATTTATGAAACTGTCAACGGGAGAGGGCGATAGAATCGCCTTTACCTACTCAACAATTGATACCGAAAGTGGAAAGGTTTTAAGTCAGAATGAGAAAGGAAATTTTCTTATTTTTGACGATGGGCTTTCGGCAAATATTAAGGCGATTGAAGACTATATCAATAAAAATCAATTGAATTAAAGGAGGGAAACCACATGCCAAAATGGACTGAATACACAACAAAAGATACGTTAGCGGATAATGACGAAGTAATGCTGTATGACGCAACTGCGAGAGCAAACAAGCGCGGACTGATGAGCAAATTTTGGGATTATGTCGTGGATAAAATGTCAACGGCTGTTATCAGTAAATTGGAAACGGAAAACAAGACAATTATTGGGGCACTTAACACATTAAATAGTGAAAGCTCAATAAGTCTTTGTAAGGTGATCTCTGGTGAAAATACGTTTTCTTCGGAATTAAAAGGAAAATCATACAAAGCTATTATTGGATTCTTTTATGAACCATCCGACAATCCTTTTTCTTTTGGAAGTGGGTATTTTATTGCTTTTCAAGCAACATATCTACAAGAAGCCAGCAGTTTTGTTATTATTGGGGCTAGCCTCACTGGAATAATTGAAAATAAATTTGTTAAGTTAAAATGATGAATGTCATAAAATCACATGATCTTTATCCCAATCTTTTTCATATCGAGCAACGGAGGAATTCTTTGGCTGGATTATTAACTCAAATAATTGCTACAAGGTTATTTAAAAGTACTAATAAAAATAGGATTGGAATATATATCGCATTCAAAAATTAGTGAAAAGTATCACCGCTGCTCGATATGAAAAAAGGTGTATGGACTAAAATTGTGTAATAGTGAAGCTCGAATGTTTAAAGTAATGTTTTCCAGTCACTCCATGTACCATTTGTGGTATCCATTCTGACACCAATTTTCCCATTATATGTCGAATAAAATTGGACGCTTCTATTTAAGGAACATTTAATAGTGACAATTGTTGAATATCCTAATGGATATCCGTAGGAATTAGAATCATTTGCGCACATGGAAATGCCAATTGGATAATCTATTGGTAGAGTATCTGCCGTGTATTCTTTGATTTTTAGTATTTTGTTCGAAAACTGGCAATCACTATTTTATGTGTTAGAGAGCTGCGGAAATTATAGCCTCCTTATCACGGTACAGCTATACTTGTGGTAAGGAGGTGATGTCATTATGACAGAGAATTTAATCATGGTAGGTATATTGTATAAAAAGTTTATGTTAAAGAGCATCCCATTTGGGGTGCTTTTTATTATGCACTTTTTTAACCTCAACAATGAAAGGAGAACATACATGAATATCAATACCTCATTAATCAGCAACAACAACAGCTACGCCGGACAGACACCTCTGTATATTGTCATCCACAATACGGATAATACCGCCAAGACAGCAGATGCCAAGGCACACGCCACCGCACAGCATAACGGCAATTTTCATGGCTATTCAGCCCACGTATTCGTTGATGATAAATCAGCATACCAAGCTTTGCCGTATAATCGTGGAGCATGGCACGTTGGCGTAAATTACGGCAGTAAGCTTTTTGGAACTGTGAACAATCACAACTCTATTGGAATTGAAATGTGCATGAATGCCGGCTATAACTACGAAAAGGCATTCAAAAATACCGTTGATGTATGTAAGCAGCTTATGAAGAAATACGGCATTCCGGCAAGCCGAGTTGTTCAGCACTACGATGTTTGTGCTAAGAATTGCCCTTCCGTTATCCGTGGAAAAGGTGACTGGGATAGATTTAAGAAGCTTATTTCCAGCGAAACCACAACAACACCGACACCAAAGCCGACAGTAAAGGTTGACAAGTATTACCGTGTCCGCAAGACCTGGAAGGATTCCAAGAGCCAGATCGGGGCGTACAAGTCACTGAAAAATGCGAAAAAGGCTTGCAAAGCCGGTTATTCTGTTTTTGATTGGAATGGAAAAGCTGTGTATTCCGTGACTGCAAAGAAAAGTGTAGCCAAGGTAGCAAAAGAGGTAATTAACGGCGAATGGGGAAACGGACAGGATAGACGAGACCGTCTGGAATCAGCTGGCTACAATTACACAGAAGTGCAGAATGCAGTAAACAAACTTCTTAAATAACAAAAACACTCCCGGGGTTTTCCCGGGAGCTACTTAAATGCAATATAGCCTTCATAAAGTTTTCTGATCGCCGAAAGGTCTTTTCTCCTAATCGGAACCACATCTCCAGATACCATTCTAAAATCAGCACGAAGTTCCCAGACTTCATCCATGTTGACAATGTAACTTTGGTGGCAGCGTAAAAACCGTCTGTCCAGTTGCTTTTCAACGTCCGAAAGTTTCCCTCTCTGCATATGAGTGATACCACAGGTACAATGGATAGTGATGTATTTATTGCGGCTTTCAATATATTCAATATGGCAGAAATCAACCCTGTGGAAATAATCCTTGTTCTTTACAGTCAGCGTTTTATCATGGATATTTTCCAGTTCCCTGTTGACTACACCATATATTCTGCCATTTTCAGAGCCTTTTATAATGTAGTGAACCGGGAGTATATCAAGAGCTTCAAAAACATACTCTTTGTGGGCTGTCCAAAAGGTGATATTCCCTACATATCCATTCTTTCTAAGATGCCGGGCAACATCAATCCCATTTTCATCTTTCAATATAATATCCAGCACAATTATGTCGTACCATACGCCGTCATTTACATCATCAATAAGAGGTTTCCCGGTGGTATATGCCGTGATCGCGCATCCACTGTCCCCATTTCTACGAAGAAAACCGTCCACTCTGGTTTTAAAAATCTCAATTTGTAATTTGTTGTCATCACATATTGCAATCCTCAAAAAAATCATCCCTTTTTGTGCGAAATTCGTCGCTGCATGTGCTGATTTCGCCATTTTCTGTGTAATTGTATATTTTTTGATACAATATTATCGTACCACATAAGAAAGATAGTGTAAAGAGGCTGGATGATGGAAAGATGTAAGAAGATAACGATTATCTTAATATTGATGTTTGTGCATGTGTTTATTGGGATTCATATGTATTTCAGCCCAGAGCGTAGTATTATCTTTGGGAGGGTTAAAACTATCGCAAAAATGGTGACGGAAATCAAAAGCAATCCAAATGAACACAAAAAATCCCTCGATTCCAGAAGTCCAGCCCCTTTATTTCTATCTACATATATAACGAATGAAAAGTACCAAAATCACAATATCTATACTGAAAAAATCATAATTTGCAATAATATCGAGGAAAAGCAACTTGCCAGAAAGGACTTGAGTGGAGATGATTCCGTCCCATTATATGGTTGCGAAAACATGATATAATTTAATAAGCAGGAACAAATGTTTGGAATATTGGGAGGGATTTACGTGGATTACAAGAAAGAAATTATTGAGATGCTTGACAAAATAAAAGTGGATCAGATTTTACGATACATTTATATTATTATTTCTGACATATTAAAGGAGGAAAACAAAAATGAATAGTACAGATTTAATATATACAGAAGACCAGCAGAAAAAGATTTTAGAAGAAATAAAAGACCCTCAAAATAAAGAGGGTCTTCCATCCGCTTCACTTGTTTATTCAGTTATTAACTTGCTTGGAATACAGGCAAATATGATTCAAGAATTGCAAAAAACTATTCAGAAGTTGGAACGACAAAGCCAATGTGTTGTTTCGGACGAGAATCATCTTTAGGCAATGACGTAAGCAAAAAATTTAATTGGCTGATATGCTGAATTAATGTTGACATTCGCCCATCTACATAACCTTTAAAAATCATTAGTACGGACTTCTCATAGCTGATTTCAGTAACCTGCATTGTAACAGTTTTACCAAAGTTGGTTAAAAGAAGTCCGACTTCATGTTCAGAATCTAAACTTTCTTCAAACTCCTTGATGTACTTTACTAGTATCTCAAATTGCGTATCCGAATATGCGTATGTTATTGGTAAAGGCTCAATTTCTTGACTTGAAATCTGCTTCATTGCAATATTGTACAAATCTTCGTAATTATACATACTTTCTCCTTTATTCACTCAACAAATTAATCAATTCCACCACATGTTTCTTTTTAACATCTGATAACTTAAAATATTTTCTTAATGCTTCGGATAGCTCTAAGTCCTTTCTTATCTGAAATACCAAACTTGCTGATTCATCTGAAAATTCTTCGATAACATTTTCTCCAGTCATCAAATAATCCACTGATACTTTAAAATAATCTGCAATTTTCTGTAATTTATCTTGCTTTGGGGTATAAGTACCTTTTTTCCAACTAGAAAGAGTTGCTGTAGAGATTTGGGTGCTTTTAGAAACATCACTTGGTTTTACATTATTTTTCTTGCAAAGAAGATCAAAATTTTCGTAGTACATATTTTCTCCTATCAAAATTAAGAAAACTTAATAAATAATTGTTGACATACTAAGAAAACTATGATATTCTTTATACAAGCTAAGAAATCTTAGCAAGAGAAACAAAAAGATAGCATGGCAACAACTAAGAAACTTATTTAATTCTAACTCGCAATTATGATTATATAAGAAAACTTAGTTATTGTCAATACTATCTATATAAAATATCTGAAAGAAAGGAGATGCAATTTTGCAAGAACTAGAAAACAAATCTTATGCTTATCAAAAATTCAAAGAGTTAAGAGAAAAAGCAAACTTATCCGAATACCAAGTTTCTGTTGGAACTGGAATTTCTACTGCTGTATTTACGCAATGGAGTCGCGGGGATTACAACTTGAAGCTTGATAAATTATCTTTAATTGCAAAGTTTTTTGGAATTTCAGTATCTGATTTTATAGAGGATGATGAAACTTGTAAAAAGGAAAGCTCATAAGGAGGTGGGAAGATGAGTGGTACATATAACGTTCTTTGCGCTATTTTGAAAGAGCTCCAAGCTATTCATAATATCCTGGAGCCCTCTAAAAAGAAACGTATTTTTGAAACTAATATTGATGGGAAAAGCATTTCAAAATGCGTTTCTGATGGAATTACTTCTGCTGTTCAGAAATCCATTCGTGATACTGACGTAGAAGATTAACGGCAATCGAGGTAGATAATCCAGTAATGGCAGTTACAAAATTATCTGTATTTTCAATCGTGCTAACTGTTGGGGTGATTAGTTTTTCCATGTCAACAGTTTTTAAAAAATCATCAAAGCTTTTCAAATTAACACCTCCTTCCTAAAGGAGATTATATCACAGAAAGGAGACTAATGAACGAATTAATACCAATTAATTATGAAGGCGAACAGCCTACTGTATCAGCAAGAGAGTTGCACACAGGACTTGAAATTACAGATAGATTTTCAAGATGGTTTGAAAGAATGTCTGCATATGGTTTCTCAGAAGGAAATGATTTTACAAGCGTGAAAAGTTCCACACTTGTAAATAATGGGGCAGAAAGAGAAATTACTGACTATCGAATTTCTATAGATATGGCAAAACAGATTTGTATGATTCAGCGTTCAGAAAAAGGCAGACAATACCGACAATACTTTTTAGACCTCGAGAAAGCCTGGAACACGCCAGAGCAGATATTTGCCAGAGCTTTAAAAATGGCAGACCAGACCATAGCGAAGCTGAAAGACACAAATAAGTCTCTTGTGGAGAAAATTGAAGCCGACAGACCAAAGACAATTTTTGCCGATGCAGTGTCAACCAGCCACACTTCAATCCTTATTGGGGATTTGGCAAAACTTATCTGCCAGAACGGTGTCCAGACAGGACAGAAGAGATTATTCCAGTGGATGCGAGAAAACGGATATCTGATGAAAACTGGTGCAAGCTACAATATGCCAATGCAGAGATATATTGAACAAGGGCTATTTGAAGTTAAGGAATCCAGTGTTCAGAATCCGGACGGAAGTGTCAGAGTAACGAGAACCACAAAAGTTACCGGAAAAGGACAACTGTATTTTATCAATAAGTTTCTTGGGAATGAAATAGCAAGTTAGGAGAGAAAGAACATAATGAATGTTGAAAAATATTTATCTGAAAATCTGTCAAGCCATGAGGGACAGAAATATTTAGAATTTAGAAGAAGAAACGGACAGAAAGCAGACGAACTCTACAAAAAAGTAAAAAATGAAATTGCCGAATGCCATCTGTCCGTTACGGAAGCAAAAGGGTTCTTAGAATTTATGAAGTTGGTTATTGAAGAGCTTTCATATATTCCGGTCAAAGAATGACTTCTGTGGTAATGCTTTTAATATCAAAACCGTCAGAATCAAATACATCTTGAATTTCATTTGCGGTATGAAGCATTGAAAGAATTTCTTTTGAATACGGATGTTCTTTGCCACAGTTTGGACACGAAATTTTATCCGCACTTATTGCTTCATTCAAGTAGTAGCTACAACGACAGTTACAGGAAACTTTTAATTTGAGAAACATTTTAACATACCTACTTTCTGAACACATTATACCATTCAGAGGGAGAGAATAAAAGAAAATAGGGAGGAAAAACAATGATTAAATTTGAAAACGGCTTAGTCAAAATTTCTGGTAAAGTGATTGATATTCTTTCAGAGTATGCAGTTATCACCTATGAAATTAAAGAGATGTTCGTAAAAAATGGTGGAGAAGAGAAAGAAGTAAAAGAGCAGCTTAGACATTCGTTCGAGCATGGCCTTATGAACGAGGAAGAACTTAATAAAGAAATCAAGGAAACTTCCAAACAGATAGATGCAATTATTCCGATTGTGTCGCTTCTGGGAGAAATGCTTAAAACATTCGGAGCAAAAGATAAGGAGGACTAATCATGGGAGAAACTAAGAGCACAGATTATATTCCAGAGAATGCCAATGAGGAATATGCACTTCTGGTTGGAAGATTAAAGGCATTTGAAGCTTGGGCGAGAAACACAAAAGATTTTACATTTACTAAAGAAATGTGCTTTAGATTGCTTGGGCTTGATGTGGAAGAAGTGAAGGAGGAAAAGAAAGAATGAAATGTTTCAAAGGATTTGACAAGGACTTAAAGTGTAGAGATTTCCAGTATGAAATTGGAAAAGAATACACAGAAGAAAAAGCAGGCATTTGCAATTATGGATTCCATGCATGCGAATTTCCTATGGATGTATTCAATTATTATCCACCTTCAGATTCCAGATATTGCGAAGTGGAGCTTGAAGCGAATAATCAGAAATCATCTGATGATAGCAAGAGAGTTGGGAAGAAAATTTCCGTGAAAGCAGAAATTGGAATTGCTGGAATTATCAAAGCTGGCGTTGAATACATCAAAGAGCAAGTTAATTGGGAAGACGATAAGGCAACCAATACCGGAGATCGGTCAGCGGCAACCAATACCGGAGATCAGTCAGCG